GCATTTATTAGGAACGCATGTCTATTGGAAACATGACGTTATGGGGTCTAGAATAGAAATTGAAAACCCTAATGCTAAATCTACGTGTGGTTGCGGAGATACATTTTCAATATAATTACTTTAATATAAAATAACTTGTTAATTTAACTATGGTACAGATTCCGGAAGAAATTATTAGACATATTCTAGAATACAATGTTAATCATAGAATATTATTCAAGCCCACGTTAGAGAGAATTGCCACTGCGGCGGCCTTGATGAAGTATCATGTCATAAATAACGCATGGAATAAAATTATACTAGAAGGCGTAGAACTCCCGTTTCCAGATTTCTTGATGTCGTCAAAGTACATAATTAATTTTAATGAATATGTTAAAGCATTGGATATGTGTAATTGCTGTGAAAGACATAAAACAAACAGGCCAACCCACTTTTATGATTCCGGATGGAACGTTCACACTCCGGCTCCGCCCAGAATGGCGAAACTCAATAAATGCAAATGCAAATGCCCTTGCAGGCATATGTCTCGCATATGTTGTATATCGACCTTGCCCGAATGGGAGCCAATAATTAATTAAAATTGAATATTAAGTTTTTATATTATTCATATTAAACAATGAAGATTCTGTTTATCGTTAATTTAGTTTTGGCTAATGCATACAAACAATTTAACTGGTATTATGATAATCGCATACACAACTTTGGCAACATTGGACTAGGTGGTAAATTTCATGCTTTTATGGCTCCACACACAAGTAAAATAATAGATCGTATTTCCTACAACAACGTTAATATTAGGTTTAGATCAATATTTAATTGCAATCCATATGTTTATGACCGTGATATGAGGATTTTGGATTTCGGTTGTGGTGTAGGTATATCCACTTCTTCTCTAGAATACATGTTTCCAAGAGCAAATATAACAGGTTTGGATTGCTCGGTTTCTATGTTGAACAATTGTCCGAAATACAGAAACATAGAATTCAAAAAAGGATTAGTACATAGAACCGAATATGAAGATGAATCCATAGATTTTATTAATTGTATGTTCCTTTTCCATGAAGTCCCTCGTGAAGGGAGAAAGGAGATATTCGATGAAATAATCCGGATCTTGAAACCGGGTGGGTTGCTCAATATTTTAGACATACGTATGTCATACCAACCCAACGTCTTTATGTTAGCAGGGGAACCGTTCTTAATGGACTATTTGAATAATTTTGAGAATGAAATTGGTAAATTACCCTTTGAAGAACTCGACAAACCAGTATATGATGGCAAACAATTAGATAAGCTATTTGTTAAAATATAAAATTGAAAGTAGAATATTCTTGGTAAATAGAAAGCATTATACAAATATGCGTAAGTCAGAGAATAACCACATGAAAAAACGCCACCAGGCAAAGAACCGCATCTTCAATCCGCATCAACGTAGGATTCCTAAGGAGGTTAATTTTAACAAGTTAGATAAAACTAACCGTGAGAAGACCATTGCGCGCGATCGCCGTAATATTGTTCTAGAACGAGTATTTGACGATGCCGAATAAATAAATTGAACTAGAATAATCTTATAAAATTTTTTTAATTGGATGAATGCAACTAAGTTTGAAAAAGTATTTGTTAAAGATGTTTATAGTAGTATAGCAAACCATTTTGATAAGACAAGGTATCATACGTGGCCAAAGATCCAAGATTTCGTAAATTCTTTGGATACAAATAGTCATATATATGACATAGGGTGTGGAAACGGTAGAAATATGAATATAAGAGAGGATTGTGTTTTTGTTGGATGTGATAATAACGAAGAACTGCTTATTCAGGCAGAGAAAAAGGGAAACAACTGTCAATATGGGGATAACTTGTCGCTTCCATTTTCGGATGGTTGCGCCGACGCAGTATTGTCAATAGCGGTAATACATCACTTCTCGACAATTGATCGAAGAATCAAGGCATTAAGCGAGATTTTTCGGATTCTTAAAGAACCGGGTTTGGCATTAATTTATGTTTGGGCTCATGAACAAAATAAATTCGCTAATTTTAGTAAAAATGCATTAGTCGATTGGAATAACCAAGAAAATGGGGAAATAATTAAAAGATATTACTATTTATTTAGCAACGGCGAATTAGATACATTAATTAAAAATAATTTCAAAAATATAACAATCGTTGAGTCAGGAATTCAATGCAACAATTATTATGTTATTTGTCGTAAAACATAAAATAGCTATAGTATATATTATGTTTTTTCTGAAAGAAACATTGGGCGTAGCAGAAATCGATTGTTATGAACTAAAAAAAGCCAACAATATTAAAATAACCAATTTAAAAGACTTTATAAAAGAAATAAATAAACGTAAAATGGATGATCACCATGCTTCACACTCAAACGATGTTAACCAGTTTCTCCATTTTTTGTCATCATCGCTTTTTATATACTGTTATGCAATTATGAATTCTCAATTATATAAAGCAATTGATTATGCAATTTTATCAATGGTTTTAAGGCAATCAGGACACATTATTTTTGAACCCCCAAGCCACGATAAGCAAAAACTGCAATTAGGGTTTAACACACGAGCTAAAATGTTCGTTTTAGGACTATATTCGCTTACACCGGTAGTTTATCTTATAGAAAACGATTTTCACAAAATACTATTCATAAAAACAATGTTTCTTGTTATAGGACATACAATAGCATTATATAACAATTATGGCTTTATTATAGCCACTGTATGGGTTACCAAGTTTTTCAGCGATCCCTTCACAGATTTAATCGCTTACTATCCTAGTTTATGGCGTATTTTCACTACACCTGATTGGAAAGAAGCTAAAAAAATGCATATAATGAATCATTACCTTAAAAATTGAGTTTGTGAAACATTATAGGCGTCCAAAATCATATCTGATATGCTCTCGTCGCCATAATTTGGATAAATGTTGTTAAATCTATGATTGTGAATAAAATAATAGTAAATTTTTATTCTTGGACCTATAGGTATTCTATAGTATTCTAATACTTTATTAACAATTATCGGATTGTAATCATCTATTCTATCATGAAAATTGTGTGAGGCTATTTCTATGAAATTAGTGAATTCGTTTATGTTTTTGAAAGCAAAAGATTTGATCATAACTATCCATCTGTATCGTATTTTAGCTTTCACTAAACTCATAAACAGATATTTATTAAAAATAGCCGAACATAGTTCTTTTTTTTCAGTATGTTCTCTAGCATATTCATTAATAATGTATAATACATCTTCGTGTAGAAAAGGAAACATTTTCTCCATTATCTTATTAATATAGATATAATAATTGAAATAGTTTTTATTGTAATTAATATTCGAAATCACAATGTCGGCCTTTGTTATAGCACCCATTAAAAAAGCACGCAGTTGTCCTAATCTACTTTATATGTCGGAACCAGTGTCTCCTACGACTATTCAAAAAGAGATCGCTATAGGTACCGCAATGGCTGTAACCAGCGTATTTATTACAGGCGATCACCATCACCTGATCACATTGAATGAAATAAGAAATACTCTTGCAACTGAAACCGTTAATGTTATTACGAATCTCAAATATGAACGTTCACCGCTTTTGGACAGAATATATAGACTTAAAAAACATAAACTCTTTGCATTAGCAATTATGCTGCCTATTTTCATCAGACTTCTTTCATTTATGACATTTCAGCTTATATTTTAAAGCAAACTACTTAAATATAAATAGAAGTTATTAGTTAATGATGTTTAACACACACACATCTACGCTCACAAACAATGTATTTCACGGTCTAGTTTTTTCTTTTGCACTTCTCCACAGTACCGCATTTGTTCCAGAGACCAGGCCAATGTTTCATCGTACTTATCCTGTAAACATGAAGGTTCTTGGAACCACATATGCTCCTACACCTGGTCGTTCGGATTACCTTTCTGGACTACCTAACGATACAACACAGACCGTTACTGAAACAAAGAAGGTGACTGCTGAAATCACGAATGCACCTATCGTAGATACTTCTATCGTGGTACAAGGGGGTTCTCTCCGCACTTGGTCGTACCGTTCTCCGTTAGTGGAACACGTACAAGTAAAGCTTTCGAGTGACGGTCGCCCTCTTGACGCTGATTTAGAGCTTTGGCACGGTCCGGATAATACACCTTGTAAGATGCGTGTATATGTAGAGGACGGACATCTGCGTCCTTTTAGTGCTGTAATTGCTACTCCTCGTGGTCCTAATACTATCGCTATTCGCAACATCGGTCAGATAGAGTTTCCTCTTGGTGCGAATGTAAATGCTAAGGACATAGAACTTCCGTCTGACGAATGTACGTCTTCATGTAGAACTATTCAGGGCGGGGCGCTTCGAACCTATCCGTTTGATGCTTTAGTAAATTCGGTGCAGGTTATGCTAAAGACGGATGGTCGTCCGCTGAATTCAAGAATTGAACTTCTACAGGGTCCAAACAACAACAAGCAGGTAGTAGAGCTCTATACGGAGGACGGATTTACAAGACCGTTTTTCTGCGTTATTGAAACGCCAGGTTCTGGTAACGTTGTTCGCGTGGTTAATACCGCACCAGTAGAATTTCCGATGAGCGCTGCGGTGGTTCCACACGAAGTGGAACAAGAACTTTCGTCTCACAGCACACTAGGCGATGACGTAGTTATTGGTGGCGATTTAGCCTGGTAAGTTATGGTTTATAAAAAGGTATATTTGTTAAAAAATTAAACTCGCCGCCATTCTTAACCACTTCTCCGCCATCTATTCTAATTATTTGCCCGTTAATATAATCTGCCTTGTCGCTTGTTAAAAACATAACCAACTCTCCGATTTCATTTTGAGTAGCCATGCGTTTTCTTGGATTAGTATAATTATTGTAAATTTTAAATAAATTCAATGGATCTAATTTTTTAGCTCCACCTGAATTTTTAATTGGTCCTGGTGCAATACCTAGCAGTCTAATGTTGTGAGAACTCCATTCAACCGTTAAACCACGCATCATATTATCTACACCTGCTTTTGCTACCGACGATGGAATAACTAATGCGGAACCAGTTTCTGCATATGTTGCGCTGACATTCAAAAAAACGCCAGGTTTCTTATTTTCAATCAAATGCTTTCCCATTATATGATAAATATTGAACGAGCCATTTAAAACAATATCGATAATTCGTTTCCATCCATTTTCGGATAATTTGTTAAAAGGACATATAAAATTACCGGCGGCATTATTGATTACTACATCTGGATATATCTGTTTTCTACAGAGTGTATTTTTTATTTCATTTATTTCCTTATATTTGGATACATCGGCTGAAAAATACATATGATCGTATGAATTTATTTGGCATAATCGATTTTGCAGAGAAGCCATTTTAGAAGTATCGCGCGAAATGTTAATTATTCTTCCACCGTTTTTGGCATATTGCATAGCTAGATTGCGACCTAATCCTGAACTCGCACCAGTAATTAAAATCGTTTTATTATGATACATTATAATTATTAATTAATGGGACTTTTTAAAATTGATTTAAAAACAAATCCTTGTTAATGAATTAAATGCCGCCCGATGGACCAGAAAGACCTAGTGATAGAGACATTGCTCGCGAGGAAGCACTTAAAGCAATTGAAATAATTAATAACTTCAACGAGAAATATAGATGTATAGACGCGATCCAAGAACCTATTAACGGTTATGTTTCTAGTTATCGCAACGACATGCTTTCAAAAATTGACGAATTCAAAACAGTTAAAATACAACTGAATATTTTAGAACTGATGATTCCTATTATTTCTAAGGAAGAAGATCAATACATATTTGAACTTCTTATTCAGGCAATTAAAAACGAGATAAATACTATTGAAATAATTAAGGAATATCGTTAATTAAATTAAATATGTATTTATATATAAATGATGAATATCAAAAAAGGCACTCCTATGCATTCTATGTTAATGTTCTTTTTTTTAGCCAACGCCGTATTCTGGGGGCTTTTTCCTCACTCGCAACACTGTAAATTAGCCGCCATGTCAGGCATTAAGAAATGTCCTCCTCATTGGATACATGTTTATGTAGTAGGTTTAGGCTCTTTCATAGCAGCGCTTTACTTACAACAAGGAACAGCCATGCATTAATAATATTAATAATTGAATCAATATTAATATTGTTTAATAGATATAAAGTAAGCAATGGAAGTATGGCCGGCACCTCAAATGCGCAACACAACTCGTATCGTTTGCAAGCTCATAAACACCAGTCTTACAGGTGTATATGATTTGCATGATGATACGACTATAGAAACTATGTTGCATAAGCTTAAACCTCTTATAAAAAATAAGTTCAATATAAACGATTATGAGCTGCAGCGCGACAAAGAAACAATTATTCCGTCAGAATCCACTATTAAAAACATATTCAACAACGATTATGTTGTTATGGTTGTAAAACCTGAATACATGTATTCGTTACCGCAAACCGTTAGGTACACAAGATTGTCTACTGAACGAATTTCTTATTTAATCAAGTTGGATGCTATTAAAAAAATACAAAAATTCTTTAGACGCGTTTACAGTATCGAATGTCCTTGTTGTTACGAGAAATTCTCTTCAGTAACAAAGTTTTACAATTGCGATCATATTATTTGTAATAAATGTTTTAATACTTGGAATCTTAGGAGCGACAGTTGTCCGTGTTGTAGAGAAACTGTTAAAGAAAATTATAGGATAACGGAGCCTACTGTTTTGGAAGATTTCTGGAATATTTTACGAGAAAATACCAATAACAATAACAATAATAATAATAACAATATAGGAGTAGATCTTTTTCCAGAAAATATCAATATAAATACTAATAGAAATATTGAAGTTATGAATATCTCTAACAGAATTATGAACATATTTCCAGAAAGTCATAGCGATAGTGTTATTTATACATATTCAAGTTCGCCAACTATTTTCGATGCTATAAACTCGCCATCAAGCAGTAACTTACTAAGAAATTAGTAGTTTGTTAATATTATTAACCTCCGGTTTATAATCTTGTGAAATAAATACTTTCTTGATCAAATCGTCATCTCTAAACCTAAGAGTATATTTTTGTTGGATTTTACTTCTACCAATACGACCCAATGCTTGAATGGTTTTCTCCTGTGTGAGACCGCCCAAATCCTTGCCTATATAACCATGGCAGAACTGATAATTAGTTCCATAAATATAGTCAGTGGATGCAATTATCATAAATAGTTTCTGTTCTTGTGATAAGAGTTTCATAATTTCAACATAATTTTTATTCTCGTGATTAGCAAAAACACCTATACCCATTAGTAATAAAATCTTCCAAATGTCATCTACGTCGTCCAGTAGAAGGATTTTTTCCACCGTTTCTGACTGAATATCACTTGTAAATATGTCTCCAGTGTATTCATAATCCCATTTCATTGAATGATCTTTTTTGTTTGGAATATAGCATTCGGTTAATTCTATGCTCTTAATAAGACTACGTAGCCTATTAATTTCTTTTTTAAGGACCTTCATTGATTCGTCTATCCGGTCTTCACTTATCTTCTTTTCTTTTTCCTGGTCCTTTTTTGTACCATCATCAAGATCTTTTTCTAATTGCGAAATCTTTTTACTCAATCCGTTATTATAGTCTATATTTTTTTGAATACTACTTATGATTGATGGTGGGATTTTAGCAATTTGCAAGCAGAATTTGGCAATTTTAACAACATCATCTGTCATATATATTGTCGGTCCATCGGTTAACGTACCAGAATCGGCAGTTGTAATATTAATCGTGCTTTTGAACACTGTTTCTGTATCAAGCGATTTAATATCGTCGAATTCTTCTGCAGTAAGCGTCTTTAGGATTTCCAAATACCACAATTTGATATTAGAAACGTTAACGTCGTCTATTGTTTCAAAATAGTTCTCTATTAAAAACCGTTCTTTGATATAATTTTTACTTTTCAGATGCTTGGCGAATTCTACGATACTTTTAATATCAAAATATCGGAGAATGGTAAGATTATTACAACAGTGATCTATGGATTTTTGTAACTCTTCATATGAATTACAAATATTATGTGGTAACTTCACTTTGTTGTCCTTACCTAAAATAGGGATTGTCTTTTTGTAATCATTGCTGGAAATAGTATGTACGGCGGGATTGTCAAACTTGTTTTTAAAATCTTCAATACAGTCTTTGATTTCATACTCTGATGGAAAGGTAGCAGACGAAAGGACCACGTTAGGTATACTGTTAATCTTCCAATTAGTTTTAATGTATTTATGAAGCTCATGATCTTCATAGTCCAAACTAATAGTAGGTTCGTCCCAATACAAAACAATATCTTCTTTGTCGTTGAATTCCAACATATAATTCATCGCAGATGGGTATGATTTAATATCTGAAATGATTATTTCAACCTTCTCCCCAAATGTATTATCCACCTTTTTAATGGTACCATTGCGTTTATCTCTAACACACGACGATACTGCAAAATAATGTAGTTTGATATCTTCGATATCATTGCATCCAAAACAAAAGGCGATCTTCTTCTTTTTCGAAATAGCCGCTTTTGCCAGTGCTAGCCCCACGTGCCTCGCAGCACACACAAATATTACTTTATACTGTTCTGAAATACCAAGTGGACTCATTGTTTTCCCTGTTCCTGTTGGTGCCTTATATAGGATTAATTTAGGACCCTGATTTTTAATGAGAGTAAACAGATGTTTTTGGTGATCATATAGTTGGTAATCCTGATACTTGTACAAATACTCATTCTTCTCAATTATAGTATCCGCATTGTTGACTAAAATATCAATCGGTATATCAACCTTAAACACCTCGAGAATATATTCCACAAAGCTTTTGAAATATTTGTTGGTATTTTTGACATTTAATTTATAAACCATAAGCAATGAATAGTAATAATACATCTTTTTGCTTTTAGATTTGAAAAGCGATTTAACGATATCAATCAGCAAAAACTCATACACTATTTTATTGTTTTCTATTAGTTTATTAAATGATTCTATCCTTATTTCGTCGGCCTTTTTTATCTTCTTTTTAATCTCACAGGTTTCCTGTTTATATTCTAAATTGTATTTTTTGATTATGTTATCAACGGTGGATTTGATAAATTTATCATACAAATAATAATCATAATTAACCGGATCATTTGGATCTAATTTTAAAATATCCAATATAGAATTCAGTTTATTATAATTAATGTTAATATTATGATAACCTTGCGTTATCAAATTAAGTATGTCGATTTCTTCCGCCGCCAGAGGAATTTCTATACTGTTCCATTCAATATAGTTAAGTTTGGTTTGTGAAAACTCCATAATATCTATTTATATTCTAATGAATAGATATTATTTCAATTTTTAATTAGAAGTTTGTTTAAATCACTGCTCGGTTTGTATTTCAATATATCCAAATCATAACTAGTAGTCTTGAAATTATCACTGCCATATATATCCTGCAGCATTAACCACTCGAATAACCCACCACAGTACATATAAGTATTTTTATGCCCTATAGACAATAATTGATTGTATTTCTTGTATATAGTATAATCATTACTGTTTTCGCCATAGACTATAATCACTTTGTTGTCTTTAATGGCTCTTTGTACAACCTCCACTTCTTTATCAATAGGTATAGTATTTTCTATTAAACAAAATTGTCTATTAGCATTTAAAGTGTTAATTAATACATGGTCGTTGCTTTGAACTTTTTTTATGTCGTCAAAATTAACCTTGTTTATACCCTGTTGTGCATTACCCATTAATTTATTTTATATTTTATATTTAAATTAAGCAAATTTAACAATAATATCCACCCTTTCTTTTTTAACACTCTTAACTGCATGAATAGACAATTCTTCACGCTTCTTCCTTGTCTTGTTATCGGTTACCATATTGTTTTTCTTGGAAGTACTGTTTCTGCTATTCATATCTTTTTCTATTGATTCATAATTTTCATCAATATACTCAATTATTTTATTTTCTATCGCCCACTTAAAAAAGTTTAATTGACCGATAGTTGTTTGTATGTGTGTATCTTCTTTGTATGGAATAGTGATCCGGTCCCATCTGCAAAATGGATCAAATCGTTTTTTTGAATAAGCACGTAAATTTAATTTGTAGCTGTCATAAACTTTTATCCGCTTTTCATCAGCTAATTCATATACTATGTATTTTTCTTTAGCGTAATTTGTTACGAACCAATCCACTATCCTAAGCGAAATTTTAGAATCTCCATTAATAACTCTTAGCATGATATCAATTCGGTCGTTTTTGCTGTAAAACTCCTTCAAGTTTTTTAATAATAAATCATTTTGCGTAACATAGCTAGACATTTTATATTTATAAAATCTTATAGTTTTAAGTTTAAATTTAATTTTTAATTATATTAAGTTTTTTAGTAAACAAAAATTTGTTCATATCCATATTTCTTCTTTTAAGATTACAGTCCAAACAGCTTATAACTAAATTACCGAAGTTATGACCCATATCATTATTGATTCTATCCAGCGTCCATTGTTTTTTGTCTTTTATTTCTTTATATACAACACCAACATTACCATTACAATAGTAACATTTCAGTTTGCATTCTACTAACAGTTCAACTACATTACTGTTAGTGACGAAGAATTTTTCCCCATAAATCTTATTTTTGATGTCTTGTTGTTTATAACTCGATAATTTTTCATTTATAAATTTGTTAAACAGTTTTTCGTTCTCATCAACCACATTTAGATACAATTTATTTATTATCTCTATTTGTTTTGTATGTTGCATTATTTCATCGGATATATCATATTTTTTGAAGTCTTTTCTGGTGCTGTCATACTGATCCGGTACTATTTTTTTTATATTACTATTCCCTTGTATGCAAACTTTTTTCATATAATAAATTAAAATAAAATAAATTAAAGATTTGATACCTTATAAAGTATTATGTCTGAAATAGCAGTGGGAATCGATTTAGGCACTACATACTCGTGTGTGGGTGTTTGGCAGAACGACAGGGTAGAAATAATAGCTAATGATCAGGGTAATAGAACAACACCATCATATGTTGCTTTTAATGAAACCGAGCGTTTAATAGGTGATGCGGCCAAAAATCAGGCCGCTATGAATCCGGAGAACACTATTTTTGATGCAAAGCGGTTAATTGGAAGAAAATTTACAGATTCGGTTATCAAAGACGATATTAAGCTTTGGCCTTTCGACGTTTCTCCTGATGGAACAGGTAAACCAATGATCAATGTTAAATATAAACAAGAACTTAAGAGTTTCAGTGCCGAAGAGATTTCTTCTATTATTCTGGTTAAGATGAAAGAGATTGCCGAAGCCTATATAGGTAAACCTGTAAACAATGCCGTGGTTACTGTTCCTGCATACTTTAACGACGCACAAAGACAGGCTACTAAGGATGCCGGTACTATTGCTGGGTTGAATATACTGCGAATCATAAATGAGCCTACTGCTGCGGCTATAGCATATGGTTTAGACAAAAAAGGTGACGAAAGCACTGTATTAATATTCGATTTAGGTGGCGGAACGTTTGATGTTTCTTTATTAACGATAGACGAGGGGATTTTCGAAGTTAAAGCAACTGCTGGTGATACGCATTTAGGCGGAGAAGACTTTGACAATCGTATGGTAGAATATTTTAAACAAGAATTCAAGAAAAAACATAAAAAGGACATAAGCGATAACCAGCGTGCTCTGCGCAGGTTGCGCACGGCGTGTGAGCGGGCTAAACGCACACTATCGTCGTCCACACAAGCCGTAATTGAGATTGATTCTTTACATAGTGGTATTGATTTCAATTCGACAATTACGCGTGCTCGATTTGAGGATATGAATATGGATTATTTTAGAAAATGCATGGCTCCTGTGGAGAAGGTACTGAAGGATGCGAGCATGTCAAAGAGCAAGGTTGATGAGGTAGTTTTGGTTGGAGGTTCTACTCGTATACCCAAAATCCAGGATATGCTTTCAGAGTATTTTAACGGGAAGGAGTTATGCAAGTCCATTAATCCAGATGAAGCAGTGGCTTATGGTGCAACCGTTCAAAGTGCTATATTAAGTGGAAATAACAAATCTGACGCATTAAAAGATCTCCTGTTATTAGATGTTGCACCGCTTTCTTTAGGGTTAGAAACGGCGGGTGGTATAATGACAAAACTTATTGAAAGGAATCATTCTATTCCTTGCAAAAAATCGCAGACGTTTTCGACATATGCAGATAATCAGCCAGGTGTTCAGATACAGGTTTTTGAGGGAGAACGTGCTATGACTAAAGACAATAATAAGTTAGGCGAGTTTATTTTGGATGGTATCCCGCCGATGCCTAGAGGCATGCCACAAATAGAAGTATCTTTCGACATAGATTCTAATGGTATTTTGAATGTTGGAGCAGTGGAGAAATCCACGGGTAAAGAACATAAAATACAGATTACTAACGACAAGGGAAGATTAAGCGACGAAGAAATACAGCGTATGGTGGACGATGCCGAGAAATATAAAATGGAGGATGAGAATAACAAATTAAGGGTAGAGGCCAAGAACAGTTTTGAAAATCTGGTTTATCAAACAAAAGGTATGTTATCTGACGATAAGGTACAGGAGCAATTATCGGATGAAGATAAAGATTTAATCAACGAAAAATCTAGTGAAGCTATTAGTTGGTTAAACAGTAATCAATCGGCAGATAAAACAGAATATGAGGAAAAGGAGCGAGAATTTCAGTCGGTAGTGCATCCTATCGTACAAAAGATGCAAAGTCCAGGTGGAATGCCTGTTCCGCCTATGCCTTCACAGAATAGCGGTGGCTCAGACATGAATGCAGAAGAAGAAGGACCGAAAATCGATGAAATTGATTAAACTGGTGTAGGACCGCATGTTGGCGATAAAGTTACGCTAGACACACTTCAACTTCTTCTTTTTCTTCTTCTACTGTTATATGGTGTAGGAATGCGGTGACGAATGCGGCGACTGCGTTTTTCTTGAGCTCGTGGTCTGCGTGGAGAGCGGCGTCTGCGTGGAGAGCGAGGGCTGGTACTATTACCGAAAGACACCCGTTTAGCTTTAGGTTTCCCCTTTTTCTTTTTTGTTCCGCACGCAGTTGCAGGACGGGCGCACGCAGTTGCAGGACGGCGGCACACAATTTGTGGACGAGGATAAAATCCATCATCAATCCACCCTAATTGTGCTTCTTGCATATCGAGCACAGCATTATCAATTATAAGTGCGGTTTTATCTCTTTTTTCGCGTGGCGCTTGTCTAATTCGTTCTCTCCGCACTTCTTCATAAGTAGGGTTTCTAAACGATACGCCCTCGTCGTATTCTCTTAGAGAGGGTGCCCATCCAAACATTCGTGTTAACCTCGAGTCCGGTGTGGTACGACCCTGTAAACGACCGGGAAACTTTCTTGAGATACGAGTAGGAATACCATGTCTGTCTACGATTAATGGGGCTTCTGATTGCTGTCGTGTGATCCGCGATGGTGGTGGTGACGGTGGTGGTGACGGTGGTGGTGACGGTGGTTTTTGTGTTTGTCGTCTACGTTGAAACGGCATGGCCCAAGCAGTACTCGGGCGGCCTTGGCTTTGACGACGTCCGTCTTGCCCTGCTACCCGACGGGTTATCCGTTCCTGAGTATCTGTGCTCACATTCGATGGCGGACTCGGATATTCAGCAGGTATAGGGTCGAAACTTAGCTCAACCGAAGAGTTTATACTCATATATATATATATATATATAGATAATAAGTAAAAAGGAGTTAAATTCAATAACATATATATATATATATGACCGATGAGTGCATTGAACTTAAAAACATAAAATATAAAACAATGCTTTTAAGTCCTTATACTGTAGACAATAAAACGAAACAAAATATAGATAATTTGGATGATTTAATAAAACAGGACAAATTGAGCGTGGAGAAGCTTCCTTGGAGTAAGTTAAACAAAACGATGAAGTTAGGTAAATTAAATAAATTTGCCGACGAATATTCTAATGAGCACAAAATGAACGAAAAAGAAACCGCCGATTTAAAAACATTACTCCACGATAGTTTAACTAAAAAACTGTTGCAAAAAGCGAAGGATGTGGTTTATGATAAAAACGATGGAAGTATAAAAAATATACCAAGTCTACAATTTAGTAAAGCTTCTAGAAAACATACAATTAAGAACACAGAGAGAAAGGTATCACATCTAAAGTCTTTAGCCCCCAAAAAAACCGTTAAGAACAAGAGTGATACAAATAAAAAAAAAGAGTCGCCTAAATAATAAATTGATAATAATAAAAAGACAATGTTATAATATAATAGATGTTAAATTATAACATAGATCTTATTAACTTAATTAAAAGTTGGATTATTGATTATGTTAATAAGAACATGATAGATTTTTACAAAAAATCATTCCACGATAAAATGGAGAATGAATTAAAAGCTATATTTGACGTAGAAAGTTTGTATGACAAAGACAAAAAATATTTCACAAAACACATTAAAAAAGCTGTAAAGAGCTATTACAAAGAACATATGCCATATAGATCATATATCAACAATAAAGTTTCGCATAATCCTAGTATTGATAAAATTAAATTAAAAATAGATTTAATAAGAAATAAGCCACAACCCGAACAACGAACAGAGGCATGGTATAGGTTCCGCTATGATTTAATTACCGCAAGTAATGCATCAAAATGTTTAGGGTCGCAATCACAAAAAAATAACATAATATGTGAAAAGTGTGCGGATTTCACAATGAAAAGTGATACACAAGTAAATCATGAAAGTCCAATGCATTGGGGTGTTAAATATGAGCCTTTGTCGGTTCTTTACTATGAGTATACATATAATCTTAAAGTCGAGGATTTTGGTTGTATACAACACGACAAATATAAATTTTTAGGGGCATCACCAGATGGCATAGTTGTCGACCCAAGCTCTAACATGTATGGTAGAATGCTTGAAATTAAAAATCCTAAATCCAGATATATAGATGGTATACCTAAAGACGAGTATTGGGTACAAATGCAGCTACAAATGGAAGTTTGTGATTTAAATTATTGTGATTTCTTGGAAACAAAGTTTATTGAGTATGATAATGCTGTGGAATATTATGATGACGGGACATTCAATAAGGCTAGTGATGGAAGTTATAAAGGAATTATTTTGCATTTCATGAAAAATGGTAAATCGCATTATTTTTATCCCCGCTTTGATATATCCCAAAGCGAATATGATAAATGGGAGGACGAAATAATTATGAGTAAAGAGTTGGAGGGTTATGAATGGGTGGCATATGTATATTGGAAGTTAGAAAAAGTGAGTTGCGTTGTAGTATTGAGGAATAAGCGATGGTTTGAGAAAGCTATATTAGAGATTGAAAAAATCTGGGATATCGTCGAGAGAGAGCGAATAGATAAATCATGGCATAGAAGAGTAGCAAAAAAACAGGTTAAAAAGCCTTCAGTCCCTAAACCACCCCCTTCACAAATATTTCATATTGACATATAATATATGAAGGTACCTATATACTGTTTTATAACAGCTTGGATTTTTTTAATACAAGGTATCATTTTATATTTATACATACCTTCAACATTAACCCTAGTTCATGTAATACTTGGTGTAACCTCTGTGCTTCATCATTCGCGAAGGGTAAAATGGTACTATTATGATAAAATAAAGATACTCGATCATGTTGCCATGTATGCCTATATTTATTTGCTTTCAAAATATTTTGGCTACGATATAGCCTTATTTGCTCTTTTTACGGTAATATTAGGAAACTTTGTGTTGTACTTAATAAATACAACAAAAAATTATAGATTAATGTCTATTATAAACTGTGGTTTACACGTATATTTAATCGTGATAACACCTAAATTATACCAACTAATTTAGTCTTTATTAACAATAGATGTAGGTAAAGACATAGTCTGTGATTTAGATACCGGTTTAGGCATAGCTCCTAATGGTTTATACCCTAATAAACATAAAACTGTTCCAACACTTAGTATGCCCATAACGGCAAGCGCTATTTTGTTGTGTTTTTTAGTATTTAACATATATAATACTAATTATATTATATTTTTAATTGATTTAAAATTTGTACTATTTAATAATATAATGATAGACGATGACATGCACGTAATTAAACGAGATGGTAAAAAAGAGGCTATATCGTTTGATAAAATTCTAAAAAGAGTTAAACAATTGGGTGAAGAAGCTGGAATTAATCTTAATTACACATCTTTAGTGATGAGAATAATCGAGCAGTTGTATGATGGTATAGAGACTAAGAAAATAGACGAACTAACAGCGCAACACTGTGCTAGTCAGACAACTGTTCATCCGGATTATGGTTTATTGGCTAGTAGAATTGCGATTTCGAACAACAATAAGAACACGCTAGACAGCTTCTCTAAAACTATGGAATTATTATACAATTATTTCGACGAAAAAACCAACAAATTAAAGCCTTTATTGGCGGAAGATTTTTACAGTAACATTAAGAAACATGGTTCAAAATATGATGAGATGATAGATTATTCGAGAGATTATGTAATAGATTACTTTGGATTCAAGACCTTAGAAAGGGCTTATTTAATGAGTATTAATAAAAAGATTGTTGAAAGACCCCAGCATATGTGGATGAGGGTATCTATATGCTTACATGGAGATAATTTATTGGCGGTAAAAGAAACATATGATTTAATGTCACAAAAATACATAACACATGCTACTCCTACTCTATTTAATGCGGGTACACCTAGGCCGCAGTTAAGTTCCTGTTATTTAATTGGTATGGAAGAAGACAGTATTGAAGGTATTTACAATACCTTAAAGGATTGTGCTCTAATATCAAAATATGCGGGTGGAATAGGATTACACATACACAATATTCGTGCAACGGGTTCGCATATTCATGGAACAAATGGTACCAGTAGTGGAATAGTGCCTATGTTAAGAAATTTCAATGAGACGGCCAGATATGTTGATCAAGGTGGTTCAAAACGCAATGGTTCATTTGCCATATATTTATCGCCTGATCATGGTGATATTGAGGATTGGTTAGATTTAAAGAAAAATACTGGCGATGAGAATGCAAGAGCGCGTGATTTATTTTATGGATTATGGATACCTGATTTGTTTATGGAAAGAATAAAGGCAGATGGTTCGTGGTCGTTGTTTTGCCCAAACACATGTCCAAAGTTAAGCGATTTGTATGGCGACGAATATAAAGCGTATTATGAGGAGTGCGAGAAGTCGGGTAAGGCGATAAAAACAATGAAGGCGAGAGATCTGTGGTTTAAGATATTGGATGCACAAATGGAAACCGGAACCCCTTATATTTTATATAAGGATGCGGCAAATAAGAAATCTAATCAGCAAAATGTAGGTACTATTAAGAGTTCAAATTTATGCGTTGAGATTATAGAGTACAGTGATAAAAATGAAACGGCAGTATGTAATTTAGCGAGTATTGCGTTATCTATGTTTGTAAATATAGATAAAAGTTTTGACTATGAGAAACTGCATAATGTAGTCAAAGTTGTTACAAGAAATTTAAATAGTATTATAGATATTAACTATTATCCTACCGAGAAAACTAAAAGAAGCAATATGAGACACAGGCCTATTGGTATAGGCGTTCAAGGGTTGGCGGATGCATTTATTTTGATGGATATTCCTTATCATAGTGAAGAAGCTAAGAAAATTAACAAGGACATTTTCGAAACCATATACCATGGTGCGATGGAGGAGAGTATCGAATTGGCGAAAAAGAATGGTAAATATGAAACATTTGATGGTTCGCCGTTATCTGCTGGTAAATTTCAATTTGATTTATGGAATGTCAAACCATCTGATAGATATGATTGGAAAAAACTGAAGAAGGATGTTATGAAACATGGAGTTAGGAATTCACTATTGGTTGCTCCTATGCCAACAGCATCTACGTCGCAAATATTGGGAAACAACGAATGTTTCGAACCCTTTACGAGTAATATTTACACTCGCAGAACTTTAGCGGGTGAGTTTATTATAATAAACAAACATTTGATTAGAGAATTAATCGAATTAGGTGTTTGGTCTGAAGACGTTAAGCAAAACATCATAGAAAATAAAGGAAGTATTCAACAATTAGAGGGTCTTTCAAAACACATAAAGGATAAATACAAAATTGTGTGGGAAATTCCAATGAAACACCTAATAGATATGTCACGAGACAGAGGCGCCTTTGTATGCCAAAGTCAAAGTCTTAATTTATGGGTAGAGGAACCCAATTATAAGGTTTTAACATCCATGCATTTTTATAGCTGGGAGCAAGGTTTAAAGTCAGGAATTTATTATCTCAGGAGAAAACCTCGTCACCAACCACAACAGTTCACTATTCAACCAAAGAATACTAGTTCGCAACAACAGGACGAACCATGTGAAATGTGTTCGGCCTAAGTGATATATTAAATTTTAAGTTAAGTTAATTAAAATTTAAAATTTAATAATTAAATATTTATATGATTGTAATTATTGATGGTATTATTTATGATTTAACAAATTTTGACCATCCTGGTGGGAATGATATCATTGAATTATTTACACAACATCAGAGCGATTTAACAATGGCATTTGTATCTAATCATAGTAGAATATTTCCACATAGAAAGTTCCAATCTTATAGGGCATTGAATTACGATAAAGATTTTGTAGATAATACGATCAAGAGTTCCATAGAAACATACAAAGATTATTTGGAATTAATACAGAATGTAAAGGATGCAAAAATAACACCTAGTCCAAGTAACCTATATTGGTGTAAATTGGTTCTATTATTGTTTTTTAATATATATCTTAATTATCGCCTTCATTTTATCAATTGGTCCTTTAAGGTGGCTTTGATATTAGGATATATCAATGCTTTAATAGGCCTAAATGTACAACATGACGCAAATCATGGTTCATTATCTAATAATAAAACGATAAATAAGGTCTTTGGTTTGTCGCAGAATCTTATAGGTGGTAGTAGAAAGGCATGGATTATCCAACATATGGTAAAACATCACGTTCATACTAATGTTTTAGGAAAAGATCCAGATACCGATGGATTGGATGTAGTTAGAATACATAAAGAATCGAACAGATATTGGTTTCATAGATTTCAATATATTTATACGCTATTGGGGTTACCTTTGTTTTCTTATCAAATACTTATTATCGAAACATATGAGTGTATTAAAAACCAATATATATTAGATTTGATAAGTAAGTGTGCATTCATTTATTTAAATATAGTAAAACCTTTTGATGGGACAATTGTAGGATTTGTCAAAACACAGATACCAATAATGTTAACTGGAGCCTATCTTTCGCTGTTTTTCTTATTGAGCCATAACTATAAAGGCGTTCCAGATGGTAATAATAATAAGAATGGTACATTTATGGAAAATCAGATAACAAATTCCTGTAATTTTAAATCAGACATACTTACACAAGTTAATGGTGGATTAAATTATCAAATAGAACATCATTTATTTCCAAGATACAATCATATGAAATATAAAGATTTATCTGTAGTGGTTAAGAAGGTCGCCTTGAAATATGGTTATGAATATAACGAATTTTCTTGTTTTTATGAGAATTTTAAAAGTACAATATCATATCTTTTTATTTTAGGTAATAAATAATATTGGTTATATATAACCATGTTTTTCAGATTAGTAAAACTGGCTTTTTTAATCACCATTCAATCTTTTTCTCTAGAAAAACCTATGTGTAGAAGAAGATTGATGAATTCTGCAACCATGTTCACGACAGGATTAGCTGTTCCTTTGAATACTAAGGCCGAAAGCGAATCAGTAATTGCAAAAAGCGATTTCTTAGAACCGCTTTCAGTTTATATGTACGGACAAGTAACCGACGAATCTTGTATGCAGCTAACTATGGTATTGCATGATTTAGATAAAAAAGCCCAACAACAAAGAGTTATATATCCGGATTTAAAACCTAAAATCGAATTACACATACAAAGTGGTGGTGGTGCCTTAATGCCCACATTCTACGTTTGCGATACGATTAAATTAATCGAAACCCCAGTACACGTATACGTAGATGGATTTGCTGCTTCGGCTGCATCATTAATGTCTGTATGTGGTAATAAGCGATATATGACTAAAAATTCCGCAATGCTAGTACATCAATTAACTGGTGCTACATCAGGAAAATTCAACGAAATTAAAGACGAAATGACTAACCTCAACTTTTTTATGAATAAAGTTAAAAACATTTATTTAGAAAACACAAAGTTAAATTCTTCTGTTTTGGAAGATTTATTATCGAGCGACATATGGCTAGATGCCCAAACGTGTTTAGAGTATGGTTTAGTAGATGAAATTATATAACATATATATATATGTCTGGTTTTACTCCAAGAACAAGACCTCACAGCATTATTATTCCTCGTGATAGGTTACATGCAGGAATAGTTTTATATAGTGATTTACAAAAATGCAATAAGCGTGTAGCTAAGTTAACCGAAGAATTAATGAAAAAAGAAGCAATTGAACAGGAATTGTATAATAGTCCTTTTGCTGCGTCTTGGGGCGTAGTAAGAAGTCCTGGAACTAGAAGTCATGGAACAAGAGGTCGCGGAACTAGACGTGGTAAAAAAAGAAAATTGCGTAGATTTGTTCGTAGAAGTAGACGACCGAAAAAGAAAAAGATGCGTAGAACCAGAAGAAAGAATTAAACCAAATATAATCCCGATAATATTAATCCTATTCCTGCCATTTTCTTCATACCAACCTCTTCTTTATAAATAAGGTTACTGAGAACAGTGGTTAATATAATAGGAATAGCATAAGTGTAGGTTACATTTTTGGTTAAACTTTTGCATTTAGTGGTGGATAAAACAAAAAAACAGGTACCAGTACAAGCTACTAAGAATCCAGTAAGCAAATATTTTACAGCATTAAATTTGTCATCTTTTTTATAATATATACCAGATTTTTTATATAAAATAGGTGAAATAGACCAAAGTATGGAAACAACAAACAAATAAATCAAACAGTAATCCATCATACTATACTATAATATACTATAGACAATTTTTTTTATACAAAGCATTAAAATTGCTGTTTACCTTGCAAAGATCTTTATGGTGTTCTAAAAAGTAGTAGCACCTTAGGCAAACAATAACGTCATTAAAAGCATTATGTAAATTTTTTGGTTCTTTATCAAATAATTTACTGTGGGTCTCTTTTAACGAAGGAAACTTAGTAAAGGTACCACCGTTCTTACTTTTTGCTTTTATATTGCAAATATCTTTTGAATTAGCCATGGTACAGTATTTTTCTTTGGATAATAAATCGTCTACGGATACCTTACTTCTCAATGAAGCAGTTAGTACCATGTCCACATCAAAATCCATGTTATGTGCTACTATTAAATCACACGTTTCTATCGCTGTTTTAAAAACTTTCAGAACGTCTTTAATATCGAATCCAGATTTTTGACTTATACCATTTGTGATGCCGTGAATGCTAGAAGTTTCTTCGCTAATAGTAACGTCTTCAGGAAGTTTAATAATAGCATTGTATGTTGTAACAATTTTATTTTCAGTAGTATCATAAATAATGTAACTTAGTTGTACTATATAAGGCCAGTCTTTAAAATTGCTTTCGTTAGGAGAAACCCTAAATAACGGTAATCCTGTGGTTTCGGTATCAAAAACTAAAACTTTCATATATCAATAATTAATTAGTAATATTTCTATATCAATTTATTATTGTAAATTAAAACGTTTTTGTTATTACATATGCCATAACTGGTTCTATGCATATCGGTTATTCCATATTTTTCTATTCCATCAATATGTTTTTTTGTTCCATAACCCTTGTTGCTTTTCAAACCATAATATTCATCTAAAATAGGATATTTTTCACATAATTCAATAATGTACATATCTCTTTCGTATTTCGCCAATATAGATGCGGCAGCAATCGAACTATAGGTATTATCGCCACTCTTAATACAGTGATAATCACATGGTACTATCTCGTCGTTGTAATAATTAATAAATGGTTTAAAATCGTTTCCATCCACAAGTAATGTTGCTTTAGGTACACTCAATTGTTCGATTACTTTTCTGGCCGAATTATGCATGGACATTAAGACGGACTGTCGTATATTAATTTTATCAATAGTATGATTGTCTTGAAAATCAACACTCCATGCTATGGCGTTTTCTTTTATATACTCAGATAGTTCACGCATCTTTTTTAAAGATTTAATTTTTTTGCTATCACACATAAGTTCATGTTTAAAACTGTTATCCTTAGGTAAAACAACGCCGCTGGTATAAACTCTTCCGAACAGTGGTCCACGACCAGCTTCATCTATTCCAATTTCATAATTATCATCATCGATATAACAACTTTTCAATGTAACCTTATTCTTATTCATTAATATAAATTAATCAATAATAATAATTTCAATTATTTAAATTTTTTCCATGTATAATTTATAGTGATGTTCGACAATAAAAAAATGTGTTTACTTATGATGTTTTTATTATTAGTACTTGCTACTATGTTCTTTAATAAAACAAGTATTGAAGGACACGAAGATTTAAAGTACGATCCTGACGACGCAGGACAACCACATAAGGATTGTAACATATCATCGGTCCAAATTACCCCCGGTTTTGAGGACCTTTATATGTTGAAATCCGAAGCGTGGCCTGCCGTTTCAACCATTAAAGCGGTTGAAGTAGAAAAAGAAACCAGCGACGAATTAGTCGACGGAAAATGTCCTCCTTGCCCACCTTGTGCAAGATGCCCAGAACCTTCATTTGAATGCAAAAAAGTACCTAACTACAATGTGGATAATAATCACGTACCAAGACCTATCTTAAACGACTTTAGCCAATTTGGAAGCTAATCTAACCGCTTTTTAATACATTTTTTATCAACTTCAAATGTATTACATTTATCTTCCTGTGGAACGATCTTAAGAACACATTTAGCTTTCTTACCAACTAATGGTTCAGTACATCCCTTTTCCTTAGTTCGTTTAAAAGTCTTGTTTTGTTTGAATATTTTCTTGCTAACATCGTCTTTAGTACATCTCGATCTGAAATGTTCATATCGTTCTCTAACATCTTCATATGATAGTCCGGATTTTTTTCCTAACATATTGTTCACTAACTCGTGTAAATCATACACATACTTAGAAAACGATTTGCGATCTTTTAAATCACATTCCCTAAGAGGAAGAGTGTTAAAGTTTTTAACTAAATTAATTCTACAATATTTACAAGGTAAAACATTCTTTAAATTAAGAATTAAATTCCGATAATTTTTCTTATCGTCGCATGTAGGTTTAATTGGGTAATTAAAACTCATTGTATGTAGTATATGCCAATAACTTGGTCCCCAAATTGATGTAACCATTCCGTCGCCGCTATTGAACTCCTTCTTTTTGAACGTATACCGTTTGTTTCTTTTTTTTTGTGTTTTCATTACCTAATATAGAACTAGATTTTAATTTTATTCTATAGTTTAATATTGTGCTCTAAATACAGGATTAATTTATAGATTTCGAAATCTGAACTGCATTCATTCAAATCTATATTTATAAGAGTATTATTGTGTGTTCTTACTATCATTGTTAGGTATATAATAGATTCGTTTAAGTAAATTTATTATATTGTCATTATATTATAATGAAATTACCATCTATATTAAAACCTAAAGGTTTATACACTTCAGTGACTAAAGGTAAAAAAAATATGGGATTAATGTTAGTAGCTTTTGTTGTTGCTGTAGGCGTTGCGATGTTTGCATACAAAAAATATGGGGTACCAAAGATTAAAAAAGTTAAGGGAGATGTCGCACATGATTCCAACAAAGAAATAATCAGTGCTGAACAAAAGGCGACTATTTACTATTTCTACACGGACTGGTGCCCTTACTGTAAAAAAGCACGCCCCGAATGGAATAAATTCAAATCTATGTATGAAAACAAAACAATTAAAGGACATAAATTAGAATTTGTAGAAGTTGACTGCGACAAAGACGAAGCCACGGCTGCACAATTCAAAGTAGAATCATACCCAACTATCAAATTAGTTAAAGGTGGTTCTATTATTGAATACGATGCGAAACCAAAATTCGAAACATTAAAGGTATTTGTAGAATCTTCACTCTAAATTTTTAATAAATTCATCTGCTAGATTGTAACCCATTGATATTTGTTCTTCTCTAAATTCGATATTGTTAGCGAAGTTTTCCCACAAACCAACGTCTGTGGTTTCAAAGGCCGTTTTGATTAATAAACTAAAAGGAATTATTTCTTGTGTATCATCGGTCATATTTTTACTAATTAAATCACCCATTATCTTGCATAAATATGTTGGAAAATTGTCTTTTTCAACATCTTTATACTCAAAAGCGTGTTCTCCTTTAACTCTTATACCCAATATCTCTTCTTTTGAACACTTGCTAGAATTCAAACACGAATTAATAGGATAATTATTTAAGAAACCCCCGTCTATATAATAGTCGTCGGCATATAAGATTGGTCCGAAAACAGGTGGAATCGAGCAACTGGCTAATGATGCTAAATAAACTGGCATATCAGGCGTATTTTCATATGAAAATTCAAACAATGTGTAATCAGTAAGTTTTATTGAATAAAAATGTAACTTAACACCGGTTAATTCATAGAAATTCTTGAAGGTAATATCTGTATCTATATCTTTTGATTTATAAAAAATATCCAATATTTCCTTCGCAAATGCATGATTAATAAGACCCTTATTTTCATTCAAACTCAAAACATCATTAGTATTTTGTAAAAAACTTTTGCTCCAATTTTTATTTATCAAATAATCTTCTATATCTTTTAAATCAGCGTCAATGGATAACAATATTCCCAGTATTGTTCCTATTGACGTGGCGTATATACCTTCAATATTTTTAAGATCTACGAAATTTTCCAAGAATTTTTTAATTGCACCAAATTGAGATAATCCATTAGGTCCACCACCTGAAAAAACCAAATATTTAATGGTCATTATATTAGTATGTTAATTATATTTAAATAAAATATAAAATTATTATAATGAACAGTAATCTATTATTCAATCCAGAATTTGATACAAAAATAAACATAGACGACCTTTACGAAACCATTAAAAAAACGGATTATAACACTCTAAGATCTTACAATAAAATCTTAGAGCGAATCCATAAACGAATCAAAATAACTGCCAAACAAAAGAACAATGATCAATGTTGTTGGTTTGTTGTTCCCGAAATAATTTTAGGTATTCCTAAATACGACGTAGGTTCTTGTATAGCTTATTTAATAGATAAACTAAAGGACAATGAGTTTAAAATAAAGTATACGCATCCTAATTTATTATTTATTTCTTGGAATCATTGGATCCCTGATTATGTTAGAATAAAAATTAAAAAAGATACAGGAGTGGAAATTAGCGGTTCGGGTGACGTCCTTAGGAAAAATGAAGATGATAATAATACACTCTTATTAACAAATAAGAGTGAATCAAATATACTTACCAAAGAATACAAATCTATAAATAGTTATACTCCAACTGGTAATCTAGTCTACAACAATGATCTTCTTGAAAAAATAAAAAACAAATTATAGACTAATTTAGAACATGCCCATGCCTAACATGCCACTGCGTTTGGCGATGGCGCGGCGGCTCTTTACCGAGCGGCCTTTGCCTTTGCGGCAGTACGAGCGTTTGCGGCCCGACGCGTATTTGCATCCGGCTGTTCCGCGGCAAGCGGCGGGGCCCTTGCCTTTGCAGTGCGAGCTCTTCGAGTGGCGTCTGTACGATCTGCGGCGCGAAGCGATTGAACGGGATCTACGTCTTGTAACAGCCATTATAATATAATGCTAGAAAAAAAAATTTCCCTAAATAAATCTAACGCAGATATTCTAATTTTTTAATTTCATATATTTCATTATATGTTTTGAAACAATTTTCTATGTTTTCTTTGTCTTTATTATATTCCGCATACATTTTGATTAATATACTTTTTGTATCTACTATATAATTATTTAAAACAGTAGATGTTAATAAATCACCATCTATATTTAGAATTTCATTAAATACAGTAACCAATTCTAGCTTATTTTTGTTTATATTATCAACCATACTCTTAATTGCATCTGAATACTTTTTTAACACTAGTTCTTGGATACTACTTGTCATAGAAATCCTAGTATTACTAAAGCCGTTCAATGAACAGTCCAACAAACTAATATCACCAAATTTACTGGGAGGGTCTTCTTTACCTGCAAAACTTTTATAAAAAAAATTTAAATCATTTGCATAATTGATTAGATTTTTCTTACTAATAGAAGTAAATTTATCTTGTGATGAGTCATATACGTCATAATATATAGATTCGGATTCTAAAATAAATCTATCACATGCAGAAGTTCTCGGATTTATGGTTCTAACTATAGTACTTAGTAGATTCAAAAGCTTAACATAATATTTAGCTATTTCGTGATGGAATTTATCGTCCTCATATTCGTGATCCAATCTTATTTTTATTTCTTCCAATTGGTGAGCATCGAGTTTTTTAAGTATATTTAAAATATCACAAAATATGGTACTACAATATTTATAATCTAATATTGAATCTTGAATTGAAAACTGTATTACGACAATATCTAATTCGCTAAAAAAATCATCGCTTTTAAGATTCATACATTATATAATAAATTGAATTAAAACTATATTAATATGTTATTTATTTAATGGATTATACAAAAAAAGTAAAAAGACCTAATAACAAGAAAGATTTATGGTCGTTATTTGATAAAGAAATGAATAATACTCAAGACTTAGAATGTGTATATAGTTCTAGTTCAAGAGATTATTGTGATTTATGCAGTTGTGCTGTTAAATTATCAGATGAAGGTTTCAAAATATGTAGTAACGATAAGTGTGGGATAATATACAAGGATACGTTAGACAATAGCGCTGAATGGAGGTATTATGGAGCGGATGACACCAACGGTAAAGATCCTACGCGATGCGGTATACCTATTAACCCGCTTTTAGTGGAATCATCGTATGGTTGCAAAGTAATGTGCGAATCCAGTTCTACATATGAAATGAGAAAAATAAGGCGGTATACTGAATGGCAGTCTATGCCATATAGGGAAAAATCCCAGTATGACGAATTTCAAAGAATTACGATAATGGCAAACAATCATGGAATCCCAAAAATGATTATAGACGAAGCGTTAAAGCATCATAAAAATATATCGGAAAAAAAGACTTTCAGAGGTCTTAACAGAGATGGTATTATAGCCGCATCAATATATATATCTTGTAAAATCCATAATTATCCCAGAACTGCAAAAGAAATAGCCAAAATATTTAACTTAGATTGCGGTAGTGCTACAAAAGGGTGCAAAAATGCTATGAACATTATTAATGAACTCGAAGTAGATTTGCATAACGACGACAAGATCATATTTTACAATACTAAACCTATATCCTTCATAGAAAGATATTGTAGCAAACTAAATATTAGTAGCAATTACACTAAACTGTGTCAATTTGTGGCAATACAGGTTGAGAAAAGAAATATTATGCCAGAAAATACACCGCATTCTGTAGCAGCCGGAATTATTTATTTTGTGGCGCAAGAATTCAATCTTAATATTAACAAAAAAGATATTAATGTGGTTAGCGAAATTAGCGAAGTCACTATCAATAAATGTTATAGAAAAATCGAAAAATTGAAAGATACCCTCATTCCCCAAGTATTTTATAATAATATTTAATTTAAATAATTGTCTTTATAATATTTTATGACATTAAAGATATTGGAAAAATCTGAAAAAGTAAATATTAAAAATGATGCTTCGGTTTTTAAAATTAACTTTTTTACTCAGTTTTTCATACCAATAGACCAAACACGTTTGACAGAACTTCAAAGTGTTTTAAAACGCAACGTTGATAATAAAAACATAGATATTATTTATTTATTGAATGAGAAAATATACAGCGATATAGAATTGGGTTGTACATCAGAAAAAATTGTACAAATAAACATAAATAAACGATTACGGTTTTCTGATTTTTTTACATACATTAAAGTGAATAAAATATTAGGATTCAACATATTGGCTAATTCGGATATTTTTTTCGATGATTCGATAAGGAATCTTAATATGAGCGATATAGACATTAGTAAAAAAATGTTTGCATTATTGAGATATGAATATTTAGGTCAAAAAGACTTATCAGATTGTTATCTATATGGTTCAACAAAATACTATGAGAAAAGTATCAAAAGCGGGGCCAAAATACCTGAAATAGAAGGTAATCCGGCAAGCAATGACACATGGATTATACATTCTAACAATAATTTAACCGATAAAGAAATCAAATTATTCAATTTTGAGTTAGGAAAACAAGGCTGTGATAACAAAATTATTTATTTATTTAAATTGTTGGGATACGACATATATAACGACGTAGAATTTATTAGAACATACCATCATCACACGGGGTTTTCTGGAAATAGAGACTACTCTAATAAAGATATGGAAATGCCGCCTTGGGGTATATTATTCCCATCCTGTGTTAATTTGTCAAAAGTAAATTTATCTATATTAAACGTAAATTTGACTTCAACATTAAAAGACAATCAAAACCTCTCCTTTCATCATTTCACAAATGACAATATGAAACTTAAAATGTATATTGAAGGAAAAATACTAAGCGGAAGTAATTTTATTATACCTCGTATTGCAGGGATCGAAAACGTTTTCGCTTATTTAGGAGTGGGTTTATTTAGAAAAGAAGTTAAGTGGGACTATTTAAAGTATCGTGTAGGTTTGAAGATAATGAAAAAGAATGCCGGTATTAAACTTACTAACGATGAATCTATTATTAAATACAGTAAATGTTATTGCAGTGCTTTTGAAATGTGTGATTTATTTGCTTCTTGGGAAATATACGGCGATGTTAGAAAAGCCATACAAAAATCACATGATTTTGTACGATTAATAGCACCACAAAACGAGATATGGGGTTATGTTTATGATATATTCCATTATATAGACAATCCATGGACGCATGCCCTTGAAGGAAAACGTATTCTTATCATATCGCCTTTTGTAGAGAGTATAAAAGAAAAATTGGATATACGAGATAAGATATATGGCAAAGATTTATTCCCAAATTGTCAGTTCATTTTATTAAAACCGCCGCAAACGCAAGGCGATGAAGACTGTGAAGAATTTTACGTTGAATTCAATAAATTTTGCAGCGAAGTTTTGAAGGTCAAGGAAGACTTCGATGTGGCGCTTTGTTCTTGTGGAGGTTACGGTAATCCTATTTGTGCTTTCATCTACAATTTGGGTAAATCGGCTATATATGTGGGTGGAGTATTGCAAATGTATTTTGGTATTTATGGCGAGAGATGGTTAAAAGAAAGAAAAGATGTAATACGATTATATTTAAACGAGCACTGGTCGAGACCGAAAATTAGCGAAAGACCAAAAGCAGCCAATGAAATCGAGGAAGGTTGTTATTGGTAAATATGGTCTGTTAGCAATTTAAAATTACCTAACATAACATATAAACAAAGAATTTCTTTGTCTAACAAGTTTACTAGTAGCCAATCATCTTCTAATCTTTTATTGTAGTGTATAATTTTATTGCTGTAGTATTTTGCGACATGTTTATAATTGTATGTAGTCGATAATTTTTCTAAAACCCATATAATCGGGGTAAATGGATAATTTTCCTTTATTACCATAGAGATGTCCAAAACTACGTTGTTGCAAAGATAACTATTTATTACACGCGACAAGTCAATTGGTATATTTGAAAAATAACTGAAATTTTCTTTTTCCACATATTTAATTTGTATTTTTATAATATCACTTGTAACATTCAACACTTTAATACGAGAGTATATTGTTCCGTCTACTTTAGGTATATTCAATGCTTCCTGTATGTCTTTTTCTCTGATTAATTCTTTGAAAAGGCGAACTCTATGGCGATGAGCTCTTTGGACCATTCGCAAATAATACTTTGAATTAATATTAATTTAAAATCAATTTAATATTAATTTACAACATGATTTCTTTTGTCACAAGCATAAAAATATGTAGATATTATGAAAATTATGCCGATCGTTTAAGGGATTATATAGAAAATATAAAGTTAGGTTGTGACGTATTTGATGTATCATACGAAATTATTGTTTGCGAAGATGTTTGCGAAAAAAACACCAAACTTATCGACACTTTATTTGACAACGAGTTCCTAGAGAAAAATAATACTAGCATAGTAAAAGTATTACAAACATATAGTAATCCAATTGGATACAATATGATAGAAGCTTATGCTAAAAATGTTGGTTTAAACAGAGCAAAAGGAGAATATGTTTGCATAACTAATGTGGATATACTTTTTAATTTATATTTTTTTAAATTCTTAAAAGAGAAACTAAGTAAGGGTCGTTTTTACAGGTTTTTACAGTATGAATGTTTTAACGATTTATCACTTAATTATGGTACTCCTTTAGTTAGAGCCGAAAGAAATGTTAGAAGAGCCATCAATCCTTTTTTGAATGTTAAAAGTCAGTACAGTAAGAATCTTCAAAATATGAAATCGTTGGATGCAACAGTAGCGGCTATTGCCAATAAAAGTGGAGACATTATGTTGATGGATAAAGATAATTGGCTGAAAATTAAAGGTTTTCCTGAGAATATATATTGGGTTCACAGTGATTATATTGTTTGTAGGGTCGTACATAATAATAAAATCCCGATGGAAGTTATACAAGAACCGGTTAAAATATATACTTTTTTACCTGACAATATGCAGCCTATAGTTAGAAATGAAAGGAAAGAGGGTGATAAAGCACCTGATGTGGAAGAATGGGAGTTTGCACAAACATATAATGATAAATTAACATGTAATTAATCAAACAAAATAGATGATATTGTTGTATTCCAAGAATTCTCACTATGTACGTTTCTCATATACCATAAATGACAATTATTGCTCATTTCTATCCACTTTTCTTTGCTTATGCTTATTTTTGATTTTAACTCGTCTGGCGAATTTACTTTAATATAATGTATATTTTCTATTAACGGTTCTATATATGCATCTACGCTAACTTCGGTCGTTATTAAAGGAACTGTTCCAAAAGCCATTAACTCTACTTCACGATGACACTTACTACCATAACCTCTTAAACAAAGACCAAATTTGGATTTACCCAGTTTATTTAAATATTCTTCTTGTGTAAATTTGTGGTTTCTACCTTTAGTACAATGATATTCTGACAAAACATTTTCCCACCCCAAATTATTTCTGTGTCTTTCTTGAACACTATTCTCAAAATTACCTACAAATATGCTTTCGGTGGTTCTTTCATCATAACTTAATAGGGGTTGTTTTAATAATTTCTCTACTATCATTGGTCTCCTCGGCCAAAATATCCAAGGTTTAACACATATACCTTTTTCTAGAAGTTTATTATGTTCTATATGAGACCCATTTCCCATTAAAAGGCATTTACTTTTATGTATTTCAGAATTAGCCCATTCAAGAGTTGGCCTATCATAAAGTATAACAGAGGAGTTTATCCAACAATGTATGCTGTTTTCGATCAAATTTAATTTAACATCCCGGTTTCTTCCCCACAATACAGATAGTTCTCTAAAAGAATCATTAGCATGATGACCCAACCCTTTTATAGGTTGTTTTGGTATTCTAACAATCCATTTATAATTTATCGTCCTTTCGATTATCAAAACATGTTCGTACAATTTTGCCTCAATCATTTTATTTACCATAAAAGAGTTGAATGATTTAAATCTTGTATCATTAAAGTGTGTGTGTATAAATTTTAATGGTTGATCTTTATAAAATAATTTATTATTTTGAATGTTAATGTGTGATTCTATTATATTTCTTGGCTCTATTCCTAATTCAAATCTCCATGACTGTAAATTATAATTCTCACCAAATTCAAAATAAGAAAATTCTCTTAACATTACCATATTTATTTGTTCAGGACAGTGATTACCATAATCAATTAGCGTTTTCCATGTATTTACTACTTTTATATTTTTTGTCCAAATTAATCCAGCATTATAATATCCAGTAATTTTAACATATTTATCAGTTATATATTGTCTTGATAATCCAACCTCTTTTGTATAGTCTACATATAGTTTATCTAATATAATAGTATCGCTATCTATAAATAATGTATCGCTATGTTTTTCTAGAGCTTCTTTCATAACGTTCATTTTATTTTCTAAAAAATTACCAAAAATACCTTTTTGTTCCATTGCTCTCCTATTTAAATTACTATATTTATCCAAATTAACTGTCCACATTATTTCTAACTTGGGTTTAGGTGTAAGGTTATCAATATAATTTTTTATTTCGGTATCAGAAAATATATAAATTTTTGAATGGGGGTGATGAATTGATAAAGAAAGCAATAAACCTACTATTTCTTGTTTACAATTTTGTGTACATATTGTACAGAAACTACTCGGCTCCATAATTAATACTTATTGTTATTCTTAATATTATTTAGTATTATATTCTACTAAATTTTCTATAAAACCATATGGACTCCAATACTTTTCCCACAAAGATCTATTATTTTTTTGAATATCAGTTAAAATATCTTTATTATCAATATAGTACTTGTTAATTGTTTCAATAAGGTTTATTTTATTTGATATTATATCTTCCTCGTTAATCATTAACCCAAAGTTATGTTTTTCTATTTCATCCCAATATGGTAAAACACAATCAGTATTTATAAATATTGGAATTCGTCCCATCATAAAAGTCTCATACAATCGATAAGAAAAATTACCTGCACCTCTATAACAAAATACAAATAAATTATTTTCCATATTTGTAAAATACTCTTTTCTTGCTATTCTTTTATCCATTCCTGCAGCCCAAAAACCTCTTCTTAATAAAAAATCACATTTGATATCACTTTTATACATCATATTTAAATACAATTTACGACCATGTATTGTATGTCCACAATAAGCTATAGACAAGGTAGTATCATTATCTAAAATTTTGTTATTAAAATAATCGGGCGAGTATACTATCAAAGGTTTTTCATTTATTAATTTAGTTGATTTATAAAAACTTGTGCGATATAATATTACATTTTCTGGTATATTAAACTTTTCATCACTATCATCATTAAAAAAACATAATAATCGTTTATTATTTTTTTTCGACAATTCATCATACTTTTTAAACACTGAATCTAATAATCCTCTAAATTTAATAGGCAATACTATAAAATTACATTCTTCAACATTTTTAACATACTCTATGTATTTTTCACATGCCTCTTTTAACAAATAATATCTAGATATTCCTTTCTCGTTATAATTATGTGATTCTTCTAGTAGGTTATTCTCTAATAAACCAAACAATATTAGTAATTCTGATGAGAATTTTAAATCTTCTTTCAGAGTAAATATCTTAATCATATATTTTACAATACTTAAATATTTAAATCGTTATTAATATTATGATTGATAATATGCTTAATAGTGTAACCAAGGTTCGTCTAGTTAAAAAAATAGGCATTCTCGTACCATGTACAAGTAATGGTCGTGATTGGACTACATTCAAAGAGACATATCTTTTTAATATGACATTGAAGTCCTTCCTTTTATCTTATGATAAAGAACATACATATACATTCTATATAGGTATTGATAGTGGCGATAAAGTATTTGACGATAAAGAAACACATAAAGAGATTGTTAGATTTTTAAGTGTTATGAAAAATGTGAATGTCTCTTTTATTTATTTGGATGATGCTGCCAAAGGACACCTAACTAAAATGTGGAATATACTATTTGAAATCGCATATAAAGAAAATAATGATTACTTTTTCCAGTGTGGCGATGATATAGTTTTTACCACTAAGGGTTGGGTAAATGATTGCATTAAAACATTACAACAACATAAAGATATGGGGTTAGTTGGTCCAATAAATAATAATATGCGGTTATTAACACAATGTTTTGTATCTAAAAAACATTATGAAATTTTTGGCTTTTTTTTCCCAAATGAAATAGTTAATTGGTGTTGCGATGATTGGATTAACGATGTTTATAAACCTGATTTGTTTTTCCCATTAAGAAACCATTTTTGCAGTAATCAAGGAGGAAAACCAAGATATATTATTAATAATGATCATGAATTTAGTGGGTTAGAATGTTTGATGGAATTAAAAAAAGAGGTGGCGGTTTATGTTGAACGAGATAAAGAGAAAATTAAAAAGTATAGGAGTTAAATTAACATATAATAATTTCCTAATTCAAATTTTATTTTTGATGTTGCTGATCTTTCTATTCCTGGTTTAAACTGAGAATATGGTATAACTCTTATATCTAAACTTACACGAGTAATTGTTGTTTCATTTATTTTATTGTAATGCTTACATTGATTTAAATTCCCCATATAAAATTCGTTTTGGTTCAATTTCATATTTTTATACATATGTGGATCTAATTCTGATTTAGGATTGTCTTCATAATACATAGCATTTGTCTCATACATTTTTGTAATAGGAATAACTATATTATATTCTTCTTGTGGATGACCAAATTCACCATCATGATGTAATCCTATTATATCATCGAACTTGTCACTTGATTTCCTTCCTATATTACTATTTCCAGGAATATGAAATCTAATATTTGGTACTTTTTGAATGACTAATTTACTTTCATCAGGAAACAATGGTTTAATATTGTTAATTACAAAATCTAAATATAATTTTAAAAAAGTGTAATCAGTATCAAAATATGTGTAAAATTTTTTAACAAATATACTATTTCTATCTGTTATACCAAATTCGGGTATTTGTTGATAAAATTTTCTATCATTAACAGAAATATTATCAGAATTTAGAATTTCATGTATATTTTCTAATTTAGTTAATTTATTCTCAAAAACTCCTGTATAATAATTTAGAATCGTATTATAAAAATTATACTTTTTATTATCAAACTTATATACATTATGCTTATCAAATTTATATATATTATTCATTATATATATATATATATATATATATATATATATTGATTTAAAATATTTAAATCAATATATATAATGAATAATTTAGCTATATGTTTATCTGGTTCTTTGCGTTCTATAGATATATGTTATAAGAATTTTTTAGAAAATATATACTATCCCAATAATCAGTATTTCAATATTAAATTATTTTATTTTATACCAGAAGATATCAATTCACAAAAAATAAACAAAATAGGTGATATATTGGCATTAGAACCTACTATTAAAATTAAGAAAGATGAAGAAATAAAATTACCTTCATGTCATTTTAAAGGAAGACCGCATTCTATTGATAGTACTAGTATTGGTGGTTTCAAAGGTTGGATATATCAAATACAAGGAGTCGAAAATAATTATGAAATGCTAAATGAATATGAAAAAAATAATAGTATTAAATTTGATTATATTCTTAGAGTAAGACATGATGTATTGTTTTTAAAACCTGTTATACTTAAAGATTATATTAATTCTGGATCAATAATTGTTCCTAACTTTCAAAAAGTATATGGTATAAATGATAGATTTGCATTTGGTACAGCATCAAATATGAAAACTTATATGTTAATGTATTCTAACCTCTATAAATATTCAAAAGACAAATCTTTAAATATTCTTAATGCAGAATGGTTTTGTAAATATAATTTAGATAGAAATAATATAAAATATATTGAAGATAATAACATTTTATTTAATCGTGTAAGGATAGATGGTAAGATTTCAATAGATTGTAAATAATAAATTGTAATTTATTTAAAAAACACTTTATTATAATTTAAAAGTAAAAATATATAATTATTATAATGTCAAAAAGTAGAGACTCTTGTATAAGAATAAATGCTATTGTTACTACGACAATATATCCTGTATCTGAGGCTACAAAAAAATTTGTTACATTTAAAGATTGGCATTTATACATTGTTGGTGATACTAAAACGCCACATAAGGAATATATAGAATTTGCTGATAAACATTACAATGTTACTTATTTATCTCCTGAATATCAAGAGCAAAACTATAAAGAAATTAGTGATATAATTGGATGGAAAAGTATTCAAAGACGTAATATAGGGTTTATTGAAGCACTTAAAAATGGTGCTCAAATAATAGCAAGTGTAGACGACGATAATATACCTTTAGATGATTGGGGTAAAAATATAATGATAGGAAAACCTACTGATGTATATTATTATGAATCTGATGAAATCGCTTTTGATCCAATTGGGGTAACTAATTATCCTAATTTATGGCATCGTGGATTTCCAATTCAAAATTTACATAATCGTAGTACTAAATATAAAATTACGAGAAAGACAATAACTCCTGATATACAGGCAGACTTTTGGAACGGGGATCCAGATATTGACGCCGTTTGTAGATTAGAGCATAAACCTATGTGCTTTTTTGATGATAAATATTTTCCCCTAGCTACTAATACCTTTTCACCATTTAATTCACAAAATACATTTTTCTCAAGAGAGGCTATGAAAAAATATTTTGTAGTGCCAACGCCTGGTATTGGAAGAATGGATGATATATGGTCTTCATATTATCTTGAATCCTTAGGATTTAAAGTTATATATAACAAAGCAACCGTATTTCAAGATAGAAATATACAAGATCTTACTAAGAATTTAACAATGGAGTATATTGGATATGAAAAAACAAAGGATTTATTACCCGCAATTAAAGCAAATCATGATAATTTTAAACATTTTTTACCAGAACATTCGATACAATTTATGGAATCATATTTAAATATAACCAAAAACCTATAAAACGATTTTAATTAGTATTCATATATATATATGAAAAACATTGTATTAATAACTGGTTTACTACGTGATGAAAAAACATTCATGAAAAGTTTAGAAATTTATTTAAATATCAGGGATTTGAAGCTAATTGATGAAATTGTTTTTTCAACTGATAAAGAGTTGATGAAAGATAATATTAATACTCCATTAGGTAATGTATTGAATGATAATTTGAGAAAATATTTAATAAGTAAAAACATTAAAATAATAGAAATAGAAAATTTAACAACTGAAGAAATTAAAAAAATTGACCCAATTATTGAAAGCAGGCCAAGAAATAAACTAAGAAAAAATACATTATCTGGACTATCATTATGGAGACCTATGTATGCTCTTAAAAAATCATTAGAACAAATAGAAACTAATTCATATATTTTAAAAACACGACCAGATGTAATAATGTCATTAAGTCTAGTTAAAAAAGTATTTGGAGAATACAAAATTAAATTAGCAAATAATGAATTATTAGAATATAAAATATGGAGTTCTGGTTTTAATGAAAAAGAATTGTTATATATAATGGATTTTTCATTTGCTGGTAAAAGAGAGGATTTATTAAAAACAGCACATATGAATGGTGAGTTTTTAAATTGGGGAAAAAAAAGTCCAACTGGAGTAAATAACTTTAATACACTTTGGTGGATAGACATTTTTTATAAAAAATACCCAATAATTCAAAAATACTATGAAAAATACGTAAATGATAAAAGCGAAATTAAAACACATGATGAAGATTTATACAAAGAATCTATGAAAGTTTACTATAAAATTATAAATGATTTTTTTATTATAGATTCTGGTATAAATGAATTTTTTATTAAACAATCATGGGGTGATTTGCATTGTTTTAATTCTAATGATGGTATTAATATACCAAAAACAGGAAGAACTGAATTTAAAAATAGTAATTTTATAAGTAATTATTTAAAAAATAATAAATATTAAAACATATCATCAGGAATACTTAATATATGTTCGTTCAATTCTATCTTATCATCTAAAATAGTATTTGTTTTCTTAAAAATATTCAGAATTTCATTAAATCTAGCATTTCTATCTTTACGAGAAGAGTGTATTAAAAAGTGACAATGTGAAATATTATTGGAATTAGCTAGTAGGTTTTTATTGGGATATTTTTTATATAAACATCCTCTATAATTATATTTCCATAAACCAAAATTATTTGCAATATATTTTATTCCATCTTCTTTATTTAAAAATTGACTATAAAATAATATATTACAAATATATTCCCAGTAAGTACCACTATAATCTAAAGCCCTGTTGCCAAAATTAAAATTATAATTAGGAAAAATTTTATTTAATGAAATTTTATCATCTTGCATAGGCCAATTATTATATAGTTCAATAATAGGATCATAATTACAATTTTTAGGGAAATATACTAAACCAGAATTCCAATATTCATAAAAATCAAATTCATTTTTTTTTTTAAAACTCATATTCCAATAACCTAATCCAAAACATAAAACATTTTTGTATGAAAATATTTCATCACAATTTCTAAAAATTATTGTATCAGCTTCCATATACAAGATATTTTTATTCTCTTTTGTTAAAGATATTATTATAGTTAAAATATCAAACCACATATCCCTTAAATTATTTACACTTTTGTTAATTATTTGAATATTAGCTTGGATATTTAATTTTTTTATATTATCTATATTTAAATCTACCAATTGTTTATATTTATTTAAATATTCTATTGGTGTATTTTTAATTTTATATAGTGGAATCAATATTATATTATTTGAATCTAATAACATATAATTATTATCTTTGTTTAAATTTATATTTTATTATTTAATATAAATGAATTTTAAAAAGGATATTAAAAATATTGTAGAATTCAAAAGAATAATAGCACATGAACCACATTCTGGATCACCAATATTACCTTATAGTCAAGAAAATGATTTTAAAGAATTAGCTGAATATTTCAAAGGAAAATCTGTAGCAATTGTTGGTCCAGCACCTGATTTAATCGGACAAAAAAAAGGTACAGAAATTGATAATTATGACATAGTTTGCAAAGTAGGGCAAATGTTTAATATAGATGATCGCGAAAATTATGGTATTAAATGTGATGTTTTATTTTTAGGATGTTTTCCTAATTTACCAGATAATAATTGTCATGAACCTAAAAATATTAACAAAAAAAATATACAAAGAATAATTACTCCAATAAAACCTTGTATTCCTGGAATATTAGACGTTCATAAAAGAGATATATGGCATCATTATAATTACCTTAAAAACGTATTACCAAATATAAAATTTAATAATATTGGATTATTGTCTTGTGATTTTGATAATAAATTCAAAACAAGAGCTACTTTGGGTACATTTTCTATTAATTTTTTATTAAAACAAAATTTAAAAAAATTAGGTATATATGGATTTACTTGGTATAAAAATACTAGTTATCATCCAACTTATGGTGATAATATAATTGGTTCACATGGTGTACCATTTAACATTGAAGTTAATGGTTTACGACAATTAATCACCAATACTCATTTCGAAATATATTTAAATAAAGAAGTTAGAAAATCTATCTTTGATAAATAAATGTACCATTAGTTCTTTTCTAAGAACTTTATTTATACTTATAATTTTGTAATAATTAATCCTTCTTTTACTTTATTATTAAAATTAGAAAATGTCAAATTATTACTATTATTTTTTAAAAAGGTATCAATATTATAAAATGGTCCCCATTTTTTTGAATTATAATCATCTATTATTATAATTCCACCGCTAACAAGTCGATCCCAAAAATATTTCAAGGCAACATATGTAGGTTCTTCTACATCAACATCTATGTAAACAAAACAAAATCTATCATTATTATCTTCTAAGAATTTTGGGATAGTCACCTCTATATTACCCTCGATACAATTCAAATTGTTAAAATTTATATTTTTAGAATATTGCATTAAATCATTAATAGTAAATTGAGTATAATTAGTCCGTTCATATATTTCTTTTATCTTACATTCTTCGATTTTGTTTTGCATGGTAATTTCACTCTCAAAAAAATCAAAGATATAAAAATTTTTTTCTATATTATGTAGTAATAAAGTTTTCATTATTTGAAAACTAAATGCTCCTTTCATTATTCCAATTTCTGCAAATGATCCTGGTAGATTTTTTTTAATTAAATCAGTTAAAATATTATTTCTTATAATCATCTTATTAAATAAATCTGTGTCATTACTTCTTAAAAAGTAATTATACAAAAAAAAAATACTGTCGGGTGTTCCACTATTTGATGTTTTTGTTTTTAAACTTTTTTTTAGTTCTTCACAATATGTTTCGGAAATATCCATATAATATTATATTTGATGTATTTAATATTATATTTGATGTATTTAATATTATATTTGAAGTGTTTTTAAAAAATTACTTTCTTAATGTACCCTTTTTATAGTTTTCTCCTTCAAATTGCTTTCTAGGCCCAGGTTCATATTGCGTAGCACCTTCTATAGCTTTTATACCTTTTACTAATTTAATTAATCCATCTGGTTCTATACTACTGGTTTGATCGCTTCCCCATAAATTTCTATCTAATGTTATATGACGTTCTACCCATTCAGCACCTAATGCTACAGCAGCATAAGTTGTAACTAATCCATATTCATGTCCACTATATCCTATCACCTTATTTGGATACTCTTTTTTTAAATGTTCTATATATCTTAAATTTAAATCTTCTGTAGGACAAGGATATGTTGAATTTGTATGCATAATTACATCTGGATTTGCAGTGTCTACAGCAAGTTTAATTTCTTCTTCTGTGCTCATACCTGTACTCATGATTACATAATCAAATGCTTCTCTTGTTGCTTTCAATAGAGCCAAATCATTTATTACTGGACTCCCTAATTTAGCTATACGTGTATATTTTGCCATTAAATTAACACTATCTATATCCCAAACACTAGCAAAAAATTCTATTCCTATTTCTTTAGAATATTCACATAATTCTTTTATCTGTTCCTCGTTAAACTCTAATTTATGTTTATATTCTAAATATGTCATCTCACCCCAAGGCGTCTTTCTCATTACAGATTTCTGGCTTTCTGGTACACATACATCAGGGTTACGCTTTTGAATTTTAGCATAGTCACAACCAGCTACTTTTGACAACATTATTAATTTCTTACATTCTTCAATCGAACCATTGTGATTAATACCTATTTCTGCGATTATTTTAACCATTATAGATATTAATGTAAACAATTTTTAATATCGTTTATTTAAAATTGAATAAATGAATATAATAAATGTTAATTTAGATCTTTGATGTTTGTATATACTTTTTGCATATTAGTAATTATATAAATTAATTTTCAATTTAGTTCCTAATAATATTCTTTTCATCTGTTATTTTACTCCAACTAGGCGGACATAAATCCTTCGTATCATTATCTTGTTTGGCTACTCCAAACCACTTTTCTGGATATGTAACTATCTTGTTTGGATTAGGATTGAAATATGCACCCCACCAACTAAAACTACTATTCGATATTACATTATGTGTCGACGCACTCATTAATAACATCTGTTCCCAATCTTTCAATTCATCCGATGCTTTATGAAAGGTACATTCCGGTATTCTGCGCTGTATATATCTTATTCTTTGTTCAACTTCTATATTGTCCTTTTCTTCACAGTAATATATTATATCCCAATCTGTTTTGCCTGTCTTCTTTATTATATGATTTATAGCATTTATATAATATTGATTGTCCATTATTAACCAATGAAACTGATGATGTTTGTAATCTCCTATCCTAAAATGTAATGATATGCTCTCAGGTAACCTTAAATACTTACCTCTTACAACCTGTTGTAATAATCGTATCCCAAACTTTTTCATAATTTGCTCATATTCCTTCTCAAAATACTTGTATGACTGAAAATATCCAAATAGTATAAAACCATCCTTCTTGGGTATGTCCGTGTAATGAAACCCATCTTCTATGTGTCTTTTTAAAGATCCTGGTTTTAAACCTTCATTAATATATTTGAAATCTTTCAACTTCTTAAAAAGTGTGTCCCAATATGTAGGTCGTGTATCCACATCCCATTTGTATGTCGGTATCTCTAACTTTGCATTGTATTTTAAACTATATGCTAAAGCCGTAAATAACTGAAATAATTGATTACCTAATCCTCCTTGTAAAAATACTGAAAACATTTTATTATAAATTTATATTTCTTTATAATAAAATTACCGCATTAATCTTCTTTTGGTGGAATTAATCCTTCCATTTTCATACTTCTTATTAGTCTTGTTACACCAATGCCTCCGCCCGAACGCTTGAAGAAGTCAAACATAAAATAATCATCTAACTCCTTCTCGGTTCTCGGCGATCCAAATAAGTCATATAATTTCTGTTTGTAACCACCGTCCGAAATCGTTTCAAATCTGTGTCTCATAACATCTCTGTCTACCTCTCTCTCCGCCGAACCAATAGTCTCCTGTCCACTCATTATCACATCCACTTTCTTCGCCAGTTTTGTATTTGTATCACGTCTCATGTTCCAGAATGGACTGGTGTATTCTGGGAAATCAGTTAGAAAATATGTCTTCGAAAACTCGTCATATAATGCCTGTTCGTGTACGTGTTCTAATTCCTTAGTATCATAATGCTTGGCCACATCAAGATATTTACCTCTAATGAACTTGTTGGCATCATATCCTAAATGTATTAGTAAATCCTTCTCCATTTTAATTAAATCCTCCATTCCACCATGCATCTCAAATTCAAATAAAGGAAAAATTAAATCATGACGACCAGGTGTCGGATTAGGTTCCTGTCTGTAACTCGTCGACTGACAGAAAAAACCCGCAGCACTCGGATTCTTTAATAGTTCGTATTCTAACCACATCTGACCTGTCTGTGGTAAAGGCCAAACCGAACCAGCGTAATCGAAACTAGCCACCGTCCAAGGATCTTCACACGCCGCTAAAATACTTAATCTGTTCTGGGGATGCGCCTCTAAAAATCCCTTTGATTTAAAGAAACTACGGAGTTTTGTAACTACATAATCATACTCGTATGTGTCTATTATAAGTGGGCTATTGTAAGGCGATGTAGATGGCTGTCCTAATAATTCCTGTGTTTTCTCGGTTATCATGTTATTATTTGCATCCGTCACTATAATGCTTACCAGTTTGCGTGTCAAATTAGCGAAGAAGTTGAATATGGACTTAGCGGTTCCGATTACCATTTATACTTCTTATAGATATTTTTTTAAACTGTATTTTACTTAATTTTAAAATGCATCCGAAAAATCAAATATATCCGAATTTTCCTCCTTTGTCTTATTTGCAAGAGCATACTCGCCTACTCTTTTCTCAAAAAAATTAGTTTTACCTTCCATACTTATCATTTCCATAAAAGCAAATGGATTGCTTGAATTGTAGATTTTATCATATCCTAATTGCACTACTAAACGATCTGCTACAAATTCTATGTACTGCGACATTAAGTCTCCATTCATACCAACTAATTTACAGGGTAACGCATTTATTATGAAGTCCTTTTCTATATCCACCGCTTCTTTCACTATATCTAAAACACGCTTTTTATCCAACTTCTTAACTAACTTATTATATAGTAAAATTGCAAATTCCGTATGCAAAGCCTCGTCTCTGCTTATTAATTCATTGCTAAAGGTTAACCCAGGCATCAATCCACGATTCTTTAACCAATATATCGCACAAAATGCACCCGAGAAAAATATACCTTCTACACAAGCAAATGCTACTAATCTGCTAGCAAAACTAGACCGCTTATCCTGAATCCATTTAATAGCCCAATCACCTTTTCTCTTTATGCAAGGAAATTCGTTGAGTGCATTAAATAGTTTGTTTTTCTCCTCGCGATCCTTAATATAGGTATCTATGAGTAAACTATACATCTCACTGTGTATGGTTTCCATAGCAATTTGAAACGCGTAAAACGCTCTCGCCTCTGAAACCTGAACCTCATTCATAAATCTAGAACCAAGATTTTCTACAACTATTCCGTCACTAGCTGCAAAAAAAGCCAAAATCATAGATATAAAATATTTTTCATCTTTATTTAAGGTGTCCCACGATTTGAAATCTCGCGATAAGTCTACTTCATCAATTCTCCAGAAACAGTCTAGTTGTTTTTTATACATTGCGTATATATCTTCGTGTTCAATTGGAAATAAAACGTAACGATTATCGTCTTCTTGAAGTAGAGGTTCTATATTTTTAGTTGTCATCCTTAATATTATATATAAATATATTTTATATCTTTTCTATAAATATTTCTACTCGGATAACTTTTGGATTACTTACTAGTAAATACGTGTAATTTTTTTTGTTTTCTATTATTATGGATATTGCAAATAACGACATTACATTTTCGAACGTACAACAATATGCCCGAAAATTGGATGATATGGTTATAAACAAAGTAAAAGAACTTAAACGCTCCCAAGAAGAAAACCAATTTTTAAATATGGTTTATAAAGACTATCTTAATCATTATGATCACATATTAAATGAGAAATATAAAACCAGAAACGCATTATTTAATATTTACAAACATTTAGAAAACATAGAAAGAACTAATGACTTTACTAACAATAAGCTGTTGCAAGCAAAAAAAGAACAAAATTCTGTTCTAAATAAACTATATCATGTTAAAAGCGAAATAGATAGTATAACTAATTTAGATTAAGAATAATATAAATTAATATATATATGCAAGAATTACTTGATTCAAAGCAGTTTGTCGTAGATCCAGTAAAGAGAGGATTAGGTCAAGAAAATAGGCCGTTTAGTCCGTATGAATTAAGTGCAGATAAACTTGGAAATCCGGACGAAGCAAGCCAACAATATGATGATTTCATGAGCGAGCTTAACGCCGATGAAGCAATTAGTCAATTAAGAGACGAAAACCAAGTCGGTACCAGAAAAGCTGTAGTTTTACCGGAAAACTACGACCCCGAAACATCTAATCAAATTCTTTCCGAGTTTGAAGGTTTAGATGATGATGATGCAGAACAATTAATTGAAAACGACGAAATCAATAAAGCCGTTGAAGCAAAACTTAAACAAATCGAAGTTGCTAATTATGAAAATCAACTACGTGTAGACGAGTTAACTAAAACTGCAATAGAAACTAATAATGTACTAAATTATATTTTGTGGTTATTAGAAACATTAAATATTGATATAGAGAGTATAGGTGATCTTGTTGAGGAGTACAAGAGCCTAATTGTTGTTTTACGAAGAAGAAAAGCTGCTACGGAGAGTAAAGACGTAGGGGTTGATACGGATGGTCTTGTTAGTCAAAATGAAATGGGTGTAGATACCAGTGATTTAGAAGACGAAGAACTTGCTGAATTATTAAATGATAATAAACGACAGCTGGCTGAATATATCGAAAAATATGAAGCACTGCTTACAAAGTATAAAGATCTTGTTAAAATAATGAACGAACACGAAATGAATGATTTAGATTTAGACTTATTACAAGACATTTTAGTGAGAAACAAATACTCATCCCAGTTGATCTTAAACAATTTAACCGGTTCGGTTGAGAAATTAAAAGATGTAACTGCTGAAGGGCTCCCTACCACTTCTGGTGAAAGAAACGAGGATTTACAGGGTAGTTTCAACGACAAGATTTTTTCATCAATATACTTTGTCAAAAAAATGGCTGAACAGCTTAATAGGTCTGAATCTGAATTATTAGCACAATATCCTATACTTAATCTCCAAAATACTAATGAAACTAATTTAGAAAACGAGAGAGAAAATATTTTATCCATAATAGAAGGACTCAAACTTGCAATTGAAGTATTAAACGATACAAGCAATGCCGACCATCAAGATTTGGTTTCAAACTTGGGGGGACTAACAATAGAACAAGCGATTCAACAAATTCAATCGGTTATCCAAGAACTTAATGTATTGGCTTTCAATAGACAGCTTCCACAAACTAATAGTCCTATGTTAGGCGGTTCTTCTATTAACGATAAATTGGGCAATTTAAAAGGCGGCGCTACAATTAAAGAAGAAAGAAAAAAAATTGGACGTAAACTTGTACTAGAAAAATTATTAGCCGATACTACAGATGAAGATACTATGGATAAAAGAATTGCTTCATACTCTATGAATGAATCGAAAAGTTCAGATTTTATTAAACTAAAGTTAAAAAGCGAAACTATAGCAAAACTTTTAGAAATAACATTAAAGGATTTTACAGGATTATCAAACTACAACGAATTAGAGAAAATAATATCAGATAATAATGATGAACAACTTTTAAAAATATGGCAATCTAGAAGTAGAACCGTTAAAAAATTCGTTGAACTATGTGAAGAGCTTTCTAATCAAGAATTAGAAGGTGACGATGAATTAGTTGCATTAATAAATAAAATTGGCGAGATAGACAATAGCCAAGAACTAGAATCTGCGAAAGCATATATGCCAATTATTTCTAATCTTCTTAAAGAAAAAGCCAACGTGAAAATTTTAGCAAAACAAGCTACACCTGAAACCGTAAAATATATCACTTTTGTTATGAAACTATCTAGTTCAGTTAGAAATTATATTATCAATAAAAAAGGCAAAAAAACATACAACAAAATGGTTGAACTCAGCCAGCAACCTGAATTAGATGAATATCATGATGCACAAAAACTTAAAACTGAACTAGAAAGAGCTAGGAAAGCTGTAGAAGCGTTAGTTCTTGACACCAAAATAACTAGTAATCGCAGTACTAGTGACATGATTACCGGTAAACCGGTAAAACCAGCCGAAACGTTAGGTAAAATCACGCCAAATTTTATGGAAACATTAAAGGAGACACCTAGACCTTCTGCACCCAATAACACCCCAAGAAAAAGAGGTGCGTTCGCAACTACTAGACAGGAATCGCTTCCTATACCAAAAGTACCTCCACCAAAGTTAAGTCTAGTCGCACAAAAACTTCAAGAATTTGACGTATCTAAACTGGCTAATGTGGTATCGAATAAATTACCTAAAGTTAAATTAGACGAATTAAAAGCTAAAAGATCAGAAATATTGGGTAATACCGATTCACCAAAGCAAAAAGCAGAAAATTTGATAAGGCAAGTAGCAGTTAAAGCTTTAAAAGAGTTACCAGATGATAAACCGGCGGGTGTATATCCTAATCAGGAATCTAGAAAACTTGCACAGATTGTTGATTCAGATGAATGGAGCGGTATCGAAGATGATTTTGGTTTTGAAGTGGATGGTATAGCAAAATTTACAAACATACTTTTAACAAATAAAGAGGATACACCTGATTCAGTTGGGACTATGGATTCCGTATCATTATCTTCTCCTAGAGATCAAGCACCTATAGAGCCTATGAGTAATGACATGTCGCCTGTATCTGTTGATTCGCCGATAGGTACGCCATTCAGTGCAAAAAATACATTAAATAATATGTTGACTAAACCTAAAACACCGACTAAACCTAAAACACCGACTAAACCTAAAACACAGACTAAACCTAAAGGGGTTTTTAACAAATTATTTGGTAAAGGAGGAGGAAACAAAAAGAGAACAATTAAGAAGCGATAGTTTTTAAGTATGACTTTATTTTTCTCTGAAGCACTTTTAACCAAAATGTTTTAATAATTGCTATTTGTTCTAAACCATTTAACTCTTTAGCTTCAATTATTTCTAATCTAGTATTTAAAAATAATTGATCTATATCATCTTTAAATACCGCTTTTTTATTGGTATTTAGAAACATTTGATAAACAATATATTCATTATTGTAAAACTCTTCTAATTCAATCGTATAAACTACTATAAAATTTGATTCCAGATTATCTGATGAACATTTAGTTTTACCATGGCATTTTTCATTATATAACTCAATCAACGCTATTTGATACATCTTGTCGCATTTAATTATTATATATTTTTTTTTCAATTTATAATATTTAAATATTATAAATGGAGCAGCAGAAAAATATTAATATTTGTATATTAATCTATGTAATATTATTGGTATTTATACTCTCTGATAATAACGAAAAAACTGCTATAGTCAGTATATTAACCATATGTCTTTTGCTTTACTCCAATAAAAGCATTAAAGAAATTTCTACGATTATAATTGGTATTATAGTAGTAATTCAACTAGTTAGTTTAAACAATGTAAGCACTTTTGAGGGTCTAGATAAGCGAACCGCAATTAGATTTCCTAATAATATAGTTAATTATAGAAACAGTGTTCATGCCTTAGGAATGAATGTTAATACAATTTTTAATGATGATGACGGTAAGGATTGTGCGAAAGGAGGTAAATGTAAATCCAACACGGGATATCCTATTTGGCGCAATGATGGTATGTGGATGGACGGTGCTTACGGTGCAATTAGCTATATGCATAAAATGTACGGAAACTTTAATATACAAGAAATTGAGAACTATGAATCTCTAAACGCTTTATCCAAACAATTCGCCGATCAAATATCGTTAAACTCGTATAATTTTGTTAACGAAGATTTAGAAAACGATCATATAGAATGTAAAAACAATGTTATTAGCGAATTGAATTATACACCAAACGATGATGTTTACAACTATGCTAAAAACAAACACAATGAAATTTGCTGTAAACTAAAACAAATTGTTGAATTGGTTAATGAAACAAGCAATATTATCGGATCATCTCAAAAATATAACTCTAATACTTTGTGTTCGGGCAAAAATTGCAGAGAATACTTTACGTCTGAAGGATTCACTTCTAAGGAAGGATTAACTACTGAGGGATTCTTTCCTGGATTTTCAATGGGTTATAATTCATCATCGTCATCAGGTATTAAATATGCTCCTCAATCTGGATGGTATAAACTTAATGTCAGGTCTAAAGACCGCGAATTTTGCGGATTTCATAATCATACTGCGATTAGCTTAAACAATGTCGTTGGGGGCGGTTTATATTTAGAAATGATTGATCTAGATAACAATCTGTATGAAACTATAAAAAAAAATACGGTTCCACCTGTTCAAAGACAAGAATGTAGAGATGTTATAAAACCCGCACCAGGTAGAAGAGTGTGTTCTACACCACCCAAAAGACAATGCACTCCACCAAGAAACTTGGGAAGATGGGCTAGGCGGCGATTTCGCCGAGATTGTAATAAACATAATAGAAATTTAAAAAAGAGATGTTATAGACCAACGACCTATAAAACCGTTAAGGAATGCAATTGGGTTACTCGCAACACAGAAACTATTAGTGATGATACACCAATTAACCTATTGAAAAGAATAGACTATATCAGAACTGGTCCGGGAGCAAACAACTTTCACACCCCAGTTTCTGCAGCTGGCACAGGTGCAGCCATAAAGCGATGCAGATGGTATAAACATTTAAGTTTGTGGAATTATCAAAATAACAAATGGAGAAAAGGTACCATCAATTTCAGTAATGATAGTTTATGGCTTAACCCTGCTACTATTGTTAACAATCTTGAAATAATGAATTACGCCTATAGTCGTAACGAAATTAATAATATTACAAGAGGACCAACTATGTTGCATACCGCATGCAGATATGATGCCTTTATGGACTATATTTTATTTATAACAGGAACTATCAAATTCAAACTCGATAGAAATAGAAGTAATCCATGGTTTTCTATTAAATTTGAAACCGACGATTATGGATGCGTAATTATTCATCCAAAAAGCATACAGCATGATGAACTACATAAAAACTTAAGCAAAAGCGTAGTTATTCAAACATCAAGATGGCTATCTGGAAGACAGCCTTCTAACAAATTAAATCCAAGATATAAAACCTTATATACTTCCGGAGGCGTTCCTATAATGTCTGCTACATTTGATAACAAACACAAGGAACTTAAATTAAACGTGCTTAATGGCAAAAACAAGTATTTGTTAAACGGTGAAGAGTATAATATAACTATTATGTATTTACAGCACTACGGAGGCGGTAATCTGCGTTTCCGATGGAAAACCAGTTGGCAAAATTTCAGTAATCTTAACTTACATGATGGTAAATATAAACCCTATAATAGCAAGACTACTATTGACCCAGCTATCACGTTCAGTCCAATAACTCCTTATGCAAATAAAAGAAACGAAGATTTTAAAAATTGGTTTTGCGGCCGTGCCAATCAAAATAGTTGGAGAAAAAAGAACTATGATATTTGGATGTATGCAGCTAAACATACACCTTTTGACAGTAGATCCAATATTAATTTTAACACATTTGTATCAGCCAAAGATATCTACCCTGATGATAACATTAGACCCGAGGGATTTAAGGGTGTAAAAGAGGGCGCCGCATTTGATGACGTTAGATTACCTTGTTATTGCATTAGACAAGGTGTTGATGTTATTGATAAAGGAAAATGCAGCGCAACATTAACCAATAAACAAGTTATTGATACCTACAATCGTGATACTGATTGGCTTTTAAATAAAGTTAAAAAATTAAGAGAAATTGCATATGATATTAAATACACAACTATAATCCAATATAGAAGCCATATTTCGAGAGTTATACTTAAAAATTTAATGTGTATGATATTATACAACGATGGACTTTTATTGAATAAAGATGCTGTTACTAAAGCTTCTGGTGCTAATAACTCAACACAACTCCCCGTTATAATGTCTACTACACAATTCTTTACTAAAAATCAAGATCTTGCACCATTAGATGCAATTTTTAATGAAGAGTATGACTATTTCAATTTACCTGATCCACCTGGAAGAGCCAGCGATCCAGATGATATTCCTCAACACAGATCTGATATTGTAGCACAAAGATTAAGAAAGTTATTGAGCAATTCAGAATACTCCAAAGAACTCTGCAAAATACTATTTCTATTATACGCAAAAATGGAATTCAAAATCGAAAACAATAAAAGCACTATTTCATCTATTTATTCAAAACCATGGGGTGCAGACGTTTATGACAGACTTCTTATTGATGACCCTAACTTAATAAAATTTTATAATAAAAATACTGGAAAAGTTGATGAAGCAGAATTCAAATCTTGGGCATATAACATTAAATTTAAAACAGACGAAGCTAAAATTAAAAACCATATTGGTACTGTATGTCATAGCTATAATCTTAACGTTTCTATAACAAACATTAACTATAGTGATAGTTCGCCTACAGCACAAATAAAGTTCGCAGGAAGCTCATACACTATACCATTAGTTGACAATTATTGTGGTGATTTTGTTTTGGAAAATATTGATAGTATTATCGATCAAGCCAAAACATTAATCAAATCTTCTGCTGATTATGAAGGTTTTAGAAATAGAAACAGAAACAAAAGAGAAGGGTGGAAGAGTAATAGCTTTACTACAGAATGTGAACGTCTAATGAGGGATCCCAATAGTTCATTAGCCCATGAAAACTGCCTTATAAATGAGATTAAATTTATTATTTCAAGAAATAATATTAAGGATACTTACAATATATTTAAAAAATGGTTTTGCGATCCTACTTATTCGCCTGTAGGACCCAAGAATTACTTCCAAGATAAAGCGGTTTCTATTAAATGTTCGCCAGATACCAGTGATGCAGATTCTCCTAAGTTATACTGTAACAAGTTTTGCCCTATATCACAGTACGCGATAGAATACAGTGAAGGACGATCGGACATTTCATCAGAACCTACATCAAATCTTAGAATGACTATTGATTTCGTTACTAATTACATTACTTTATATGATAAGGTTTATTGCTTTTTAGAGGCTTTAAAATTCGCTAATGATAATAACATTATTAATGGACCCAGAGGTTTGATAGCACTTTTTCCTTTAGAACCAAACAATTGGTCTAGCGATGAAGTAAAGGGTGGTTGCGGAAATTATGTTTCCATCGAAGCTGAAATGACTAAATTTACTAACAACTACGTATCAAACACATCCTTTATACTGCGACCTTGGGCTAATCGCTTATTTAATAAACAAAATGATCATAACATATTTTTATACTTTAATAATATTGACCAATTTCAAATTAAAGAAAAAGTTAAAGTAATTAAAGAAAGTGAAAGAGAAATTACAAAAACAATATCACAATATAAAGTTGCTAACAATAAATTTGTTCCTTCAATTATTAAGTCTTGTTATGAAAGTAATACAAATATTATGAATCCTATAAACTCACCTGAATGCGGTGGTATAACTAATAATTACGCAATGGCGTTAATGCCTGATGGATCATATATACCGACAACTCAGGTAGACGAAGATTCAATATCAGCAATGAGATCTACAATTTCGGAACTCAATAATTTTTATTAATAAACAACTGTAAAAATAATTTATTTATATATATAAATGATTAATGATAATATAACCATTTATATAGTATATTTTGTAATGGTTGCCACATTTTTAGGCCATTTGTCGACAAAAAGTTATGAAACTTTGACATTATTTATAGCAACATTCATATTGGTTTATAAGATGTATGATGACATAATTATTGCATCAACAGTATCCATCGCAGCTTCAGCTTTCTATAAAACGTTTATAAATAAAAAAGAGGGCATGGGGGATCATCATGAAATAGTAAATCAAACTAGAGATCAACATTTAGGTAGAACATCCGGCACAACATCCGGCACAACATCCGGCACAACATCCGGCACAACATCCGGCACAACATCCGGCACAACATCCGGCACAAGTGCCGATGATGTATCTGATGATGACGATGTAGACGACACAGATGACGAGACAGATGACGATGTAGATTATGACGATGTAGATTATCAAGATATTTTAGAAGACGCAGACGAAGATGCTACGCACACATATGATAATACTGTTACTAATGTTGATAACTCTTCATATTCCTGCAGAGCACACAACAATAATTCTCCTGCAGCAGCATCCTTGTGTGACGCAGGTCACGAAGAAGATGATACTTGTGCAACTGGTTGTCGCGCCACTCAACAAATAATTCTAGGAGCGGGAACAGATATGGAACAGGCAATCAACGTTTGCTGTGAGGGCGAGTGTGGTTCGTGTGGAACGGGCACTGTAACCAGTACTACAGGATATAATGCGATGACAGGTAAAACTACCGTAGAAACTACTGGAGGCGCAACATCTTCATACTATATAGAAAGAGATACCGACGGTGACGGAGTAAATGAAAGAACTTATATAACAGGAAATAATTGGAAGGAAAGGGCGATTGATCTTTCCGATCAAGCTCTCGAATTTATAAATACTATTGATACCAATACTAACAGATTTTGGAACATTCTTGAATGGGATGCATCTGGCGGCTTATTTCCCGAGTTGGACCAAATGCATGTATTACCCGATGGTACGCAAGGCGCGGGTACAACAATACCAGGAACGAGTGCACAAGGTGAAATAATCAAAATATCTAGATTTGCTAAAGATGACGCATGCTATGATATGGCTTATGAAAGTGGCAACTATGGTGATGATGGTCACGCGGAGAATGATGATGCTGGTTGTGATTTAGATTTAGAAACCATAGTCGATATAAGAAGACAGTTGGGAGATTATTATATGCGACAAGCCGAAAGTGACGACTATAATAGTAATAATTGGAAATTAGCCGCGAGACAATTTGAATTAATAATTAATCTCATTGAATTTGTCAACGCTAATCATAGTTACATTGAACCTGTATCAAATTTCACCGGTAAACGCAAACTTTCTGGCTTTTCTAAAAACTCTCAGTTACGTAAAAAAATAGCCGATAGTAGAATTAAAAAGGAAACTAAAACCATAAGTGACGCCTTTTTGTCCGCATGGGAAGCCTTCAAAAACGAAATAAAAGCTAATTAATTAATTAATATTATATTATTATATATGTCTGAAGATCTTAATAATATAATAGTTTTTATCCTTATTCTATGCAGTATTTACATTGGTTATATAGCAATTAAAACTTCTTCCGTTATTAACAGCAATATCAATAATTCTACATATAACAACCACAGTCACATTCACAGTAATAATCACAATTCTTTAGGAATTAAACACAACTATGGTTACAATTGTAAAGAAAATGATATATTAATGAATCCTTATTCACAGCCTATACGTGACGATAGACCATTCCCGAATAACCACCAAAAAGGTATTCCCATTAATATTAAAACACAAGGATATGATGCGGAATATAGACAAATAGGTATACTAACAAGAACTAACGGCGACGAAACCATACTACCGTTGATGGGAAGACCTTTGATAACTAATAGAGATAAATGGCAGTTCTATACAATAAATGATCAAAATAACTCTGTTAAATTACCAATAATACATAAAAATAAAAGTTGCACTTGCGAATATGGATGCGATAACCTTTATGATAATGATATTGTAAAGGTTAAGGGATATAATGATGAATTTAAGGTTTCGGTATATGATAATAACACTCTTAATTATATACCTTATATTTAAATTTTACCATGTCTAACTCTCTGTATTTATGTTTTCTTCTGCCTCTATTTTTGCCTTCGTCTCGGCTTCTTGTTTTTTGATGTCTGCCTTGTTTTTGGCATCCAATCTTGCCTGTTCTTCTCTTTGTTTTTTGATGTCTGCCTTGTTTTTGGCATCCAATCTTGCCTGTTCTTCTCTTTGTTTTTTGATGTC